GGCGTATCATGCGGCTGCTTGGCATAGCACAAGCTAGGCTGCCGCACCATGCGATTAATTTTTTAGGAGTAAAGAATATGATTAATATCACATGCAAAACATTAAAACAGCGCAGCCCGATTTGGCAAGAGGGTTTGAAGTACGCATACATTAATATTGATAATATAAATATAGGCGTAAGAGCGGTTGATTATGAAATAGAAATGAACCCTACTGAGTTAAAGATTGAAATAGAGCTTACTACCAGAGGTCAGACTTGCACTTTAACTGCTCAGCAATTTACTGAAATGGTTAGGGATTATGTAGCTAAATTAAATAAGGAGTACAACAATGTTAATACTAAAACTATATAGAGAACGCAAACTTGCAAATATTAAAGGCAGTTTACTTATAGAGCGCACAATAGTAGCTGAGTGGGTTAATATGCCACAGATTATAACGCAATTTGACTTGGATTATAGGAACATGATTAATGATGAGGTTACACCCGAGTATGCACGAGTAGAAACTTCACCAGATTTTTTGTGGGACTTAATGAAAAAGTGTGAACAGGTTTTGTTTTATGACGGTTACGATAATCAATACTATTGCCGAGATACATTACCTATTAATGATGGGTTAGAGGGTGAGGAGTTAGGGCGTTATAATGAGGAATATTACGCTCAAGTCAAACGAGTTGTAGATGACTTGAAAGCTATACATAGCGCTCATTATGAGGGGAGGCAAGGTATAGATTTTGACAGGGGAGCGGATGACTATTTATATACAATTATAAGATAACTTTAAAGAGGAGTACAACTAAAATGCAAAAACAAACAAGCCGCACAAGCTCTTTATACCATGCTGGCTTTAAGCATGGTTAAGATAGTGCCGATGGGGAGGGTAAGAAGTGAACGAAGAACAACTTAAACGCTTTTTAGCTGAAAAATATAACGGGTTATTCACATATAAACAGCAAGTAGGTAAATATAAATATGCAATTATTAATTTATCAAATGACCCACCTACTATATATGTGCAAGGTAAAAGTATTAGTGAGATATATAAACTATTCACTAAAATAATAAAGATCGTGGACACGGATAAGTTTTAATTTTTAATGAGGTGATATTATGACAGATGAACAAGAACTTAAAACTATACAAGCACACATAGACACCGTTATGCAGTTTGCAGATATTTTACTTGCTGGTAAAAAACAGTCTGAAAATACTGCAATTAATAATAATAACATTTTAGAGGAAGAGATAGATGGAAAATAAAGGAATAATTGTTGATTTAGTGAGCAATGAAGAGTATCCAACTACTGCAATAGCAGCGGAAATTACAGGATATACCAATGCTAGTATTTATAGACAGCTTAATAAACACAAAAAGGGTTTAACCTGCGCTAAATATGGCGATAAGATTATAGTTAAAGATGCTAAGGGTGCTAGAGCTACACGCACTAGAGCTGGCAAATTAAGAACTTGTGTATTTATTTATAAGCAATATCTTTAATTTATCTTGACAAGATGGCTTATTTTAGCTTATAATAGCACTTATTAGCTTATTTAAAGGGGTGTGCAGGATGCGACTATCAAAATTTATCAAGGATTATAAAGAAGATAATCCCAAATCAATTGTTGATTATTATAGTGTTTTATATACATACTTAGATTGGGATATAACTAGCATTGAATTTAATATCGAAAAAATTAAACAATTGCTAAAAGATGCAATCAAAACATCTAAATTATCACTTTCAGCGTTGCCTTTTGTAATCGAAAACTATAATTTTATTGATGAATTACAGCAGACAATAGAGCTTCTACAAGATATTAAAGTAATGTCTATTGAGGACGAACGGACTGAAGCTAGTCTATCTGCGCATATTTTGAATAGGATTGGGTAATATTATGAGATTTAAATTTAAGTCAATAACAATTAGTTTTATTTTTAATAAGGAATAATATCATGATGGCACATCCAACAATACTTAAAATCTTGCAAGCAGAAGATAAACGCTTAAGAACGCTACACAACGAAGCATGGCTAGACAAGATACAGCGTATAGGCGATAGGTTTATGCTGGGCATTGCAATAGCATTAGTAGGCGTGTTTGGCTGTATAGCGTTTATGGCGATTAGGGGATACTAATTTTAGAAAGGGTATATAGTGTGGAAAATAAACTATCAGTAGATTTGAATAAGCTGTTAATTTTCAGTCCAGCAAAATTAAGACAGGATAGTGGTAATTTAATTAGTTTTTCAATAACTTATAATAAACAAAGAGGATCTACTGCTTTAAAATTCTATATTAATAAAGAAATTGCTAAAAAAATTAATATTTCTGAACACTCTAAAATTCTCTTTGGCTGTGAAAAAGAAAATTATTTAAAATGGTACTTGATAATTAGTAACTCTGGATATACACTTAGAACGATAAACAAGAATAAAGATACTTTATTTATAGCGGTAACGTCCCCTTTTGGATATGTGGATAAACAAATGCAATCTATTCCTAACAATAAAATAGAAATTATGAATAACATGATAGGATTAGATGTGTCAGGAATATTTAAAAAAGAACAGCTATTATTAATTAAATAACAACGCTGCGGTATGCGCTTATTACGCATACACCCTGCTCTTAAGCGCCTGACTTGCGTTAGATCGGCAGGTGCAGCACCCTATTTTTTGAGGTATACGATGGAAAATGAATTACAAGAAATGGAACAATCAAATTGGAGAGCTATAAAATCCAGTGTAAGCAGTTCAGCACATTACTCAATTGCTGAAATTAAAGATAGTAATTTAGGGATGCAAGGGCTTAGAGATATGTTTTTAAATGGCGAAGCTGATCATTTAAATTTTGTTTTATTTTCAACCAGCGGAGTACATGGAAGTTATTTAACTATTGAAGAATGCGAGGAGCATAATCTTAGACCTGAAAATCAAGATAATCAAGATTATTATTACTTGACTTTTCTAATAGTACATCCTAGGTTAGTTGCGATACGGTATGGCACATGCATACCAATAACTCTGGATGATTTTGCGTTTTTAAAAAAGTTAAGAGAGACATCATATAGAGTTGTAACGCAGATTGGAAAGGGTGAGTAAATGACTAAACTAAGAACATACGAAGAAATAATCAAAGAAAATCCAGATGCGGTTTTTATAATTGAGGGTAATGAAATGGTCTCTAGTGATTTAGATGAAGATTTAGAGTTATCATTAGATGATACAGAAACTGATCAACTACCATGTCTGCCATCAACTGTATATTTAGCGAAACCCAGCGTTATTAGACAAGAGGATGTTTACGATAGGCTTTATGATATATTAGCAGATTATTATCGTGATAGTGAATATGAGGATGATCCAGCGAATGTTATGGAATCTTTATTACCTGAACAAATTTCGTCTATTGTTGCTGCATTAAATGATGGCATTAGTAAGCATATGCAATTATATGAGCACGGCGAACAAGTAGACGTAAGCAACCTGTGGAATAAAATTAAAGTAGAAATGGAGCAGTCTAATGATTAAATTCCGCTGGCAACGTGGTAGTCTTGAGGATAGTTTAGCTACTGCGAAAGAGTTTGATAGTTTGAAGGAGTTTTTTGATTATATAATGAATAGTGATCTTATTATAAACATGCCTTGTCGTTTAGGTCAGAGATTTATTCCAGGCGGCTTATATAAAAAGATAAATATAACTTATTATGGATATGATAAAAGATGCAAGCAAGAGTTATTTATAGTTACTATCAAAGATACACCACTAACTGAATTGGGTAAAAGTAGTGTAATAGGCTTTATTTTTGAGGAACGATGAACAATTGGGGATTAGTATAACGGTAGTACATCTGACTTTGATTCAGGTAGCGCAAGTTCGATTCTTGCATCCCCTGCCAATTTTTTAGGAGTTAAGTAATGTTAGTAGAGTTAAAAGAGATACCGATGAATGAATTATCACAATATTTATGTAAAAAAATATTATGTGAATGTAGATTTAAGTTTAAACCTGACAAAAATCCATTTGGTATGGTGGGTATTAGTCCAAATACTAAATTTTATACTATTGAGGAAGTAAATAATGAAGAAAGTTGACATAAAAGATTTAAACATAAGTGATGAGGTTTGGGTTAAGGCTAAATTTGATGAGACGTCAATAATAATTGGCGATATACATATACATTTAGCCCCTACAATTAAAAATAGTTTATACATAGAAGAACCCCAGCCAGAACCTGCGAAAGAACCATTCCGCCAGCACTGGTCTATCGTTGATGATGGTGGGCATGGAGTAGAGATTAATAGAATAGCCGCAGATCAGGTTAATATAGTTAAGATTGATGATAATTTTTATGATCTTAGCACATATTTAAAGACTTTTACAGGTTATATATCATATGCTCCAGCTCAAAAACTAACAAAAGAAACCGACTTTGGCATAATAGATACTGATGGTAACTTATATAAAGCATTTTGGAAAGGTAAAGCTGATGAGTGAATTAGGCGACTTATTCAGAGAGTGGCGAGAGTATAAGCAAGCTCACAAAGCTCAACGCCGTGCTACTTTCTACGATAAAACTCGTTCGGAATTGTTGCAAATATTTAAGGATAATGGTTTTAATGTTACTTTTATTCATAAAGATATTTACTCTGAGCATTGGCGTATTAAAAGTGTTGACTACTGGGCAATAACTGGTACGTGGATTGACAAGACTACTGGTAAACGAGGACGTGGCATTAATGGATTAATTAAGTTTTTAAAGTTAGAGGTGAATAAATGAATAATATTAGATGCCCTCATTGTGAATATGAGCAAGATGTAGATACTACTGATATGGATTTTGATAATGCTGATTTTGATCAAATTGAAATAATAGTATTATGTGAAAATTGCAAAAAACCAATTGTAATTGATATTAGTCTTACTATTCTACTTTCTGCACAAAAACCAAGCAAATTAGTAGCTAAAGCTGATTATAAAATACCTGGATTTTCTTGCAAAAAAGGGGATATGTTTTATACCTCTTCAGATAAAAATGGTGACTTCCAATTAGATACTGGTTGGAATAATATACAATATACTTATGAAAATATTTATAAAATAATAGACCAAGAGGGTAATATAATATGCATACCCGCAGACCCCGACATCTGGGAGTTTCAGGAGGCTAGTGATGACTAACGAAGAAAATTTTAATAAATGGTTAGAAATGAAGAAGCGTGAACTAGACAGAATGCCAAATGAACTCTGGACAGGTAAAAACTTTAAGATTGAACCTAAAGAATGTAATTATTGTCGTGGACGAGGATATAAAAAGTGCACGCCATTTGGAACTACATGGGGAGATATGGAGCAATATAGATGTAGTATGTGCAACGGTCAAGGCATATTGGATAATAATCATGACTAACACAGAAATTCTAAAAGAATTTGCAGAAAAACTTATAAGCTCTCAGCAAGATACTACCCCTGAGTTTGAAAAGGTGTTTAGGGATAATTTTCGGAAACTGTTAGTAAATAGCTCTAATGAGGATAATGAGGATAATAATAATGACTAAATTAAGATCAATTGAGGAGCATAACAGCGAAGTTATGGAGTTTTATAACAAAAGAGAGCATACACATGTTCAATGCCCTATTTGTGTAGGTGAGCAAGAATTACTTTTTACAGATAACATATTACGCATGAGCAACCCATCTCAGCGGCAAGTAAAGTGCGAGAAGTGTGGTTATTTAGATTTTATTATAGTTTAACAACATTACCCCGCTCTCCTGACGGTGAGAATACGTACGCTTGGTAGTGGCGTTCGTATGTGGGGTAAGCGTGCCCTTGCTTTACGCTCCAGACTTTGCAAGGGCTTACGCTTTTTTTGAGGTGATATTATGGCTGAAATCATACAGCTTCGTTTGCACAATGAGGACACTCAAGTATTTAATTCATATGAGAAGTTTGAGGAATATATATGTAAAACCTTTTTGTGTCAAAGTATGGATATAGGGCTCAAGTTTTTTTGTAATCCAAGAAATCCTAGACCGTTTTTTCTTTCAATAAAAGGACTTAAAAAAGGCTTAGGTATTTATCGTTGGATAAAATGTTCATGTTGTGGTAAATAATAGGGATTATATTATGAATAAAACACTTAGGGACGAGATAGCTTTAGCTGTGTTGCCAGCTATAATTATAGCAGTAGCCACAGCATCACTAGAAGATAAGGTTAAATTAGCGTTTATTTTTGCAGATGAATTTATTAAACAAAGTGAGACTAAGAATGGATAATATAAAAGATGCACATTGTTGTGAATTAGTTTTTAAATTTATTCAATATGAAGACGGAGTGTCAGCAGCAAACTTAACAATAATAGATCAACCTATTGCTATAGTAGGCTTTGCTGCCGATGCGAATTTAACTAAAGTGCAAGCACTTGAAGCTATGCGCCAGAAGCTAAACGATGAGATTGATAGATTAATTAAGGGGGTAGCTGATGAAGACGATTGAAGAAGTAATAGATTATAATCCTGAAACAGTATTTTTTGCTGAACATGCCCCAGATCATGTCTACATGGATGTAGATAATTTAAAAGATAATTTATTACTCTGGAAAGATAGTGGTTATAAAAAACCTAAGGTCTATATTGCCAATGTATCAGATATAGTTACGGTACAAAGTGGAATGCTAACACATGTAGCTAAGAAAGATGAGCAAGTAAACATAGATAAGTTATGGGAAGAAATAACCAATGCAGATAATAAATGAAAAGAAGCCGATCAAAATCTGGACTAATGATATTGAGGCGGAAGCATTAGCACAAGTAAAAAATATAGCTCAACTGCCATTTATTCATAAGCATATAGCAGTAATGCCAGATGTGCATGCAGGTAAGGGGAGCACTATCGGCACTGTTATAGCTACTAAAGGAGCTATATTGCCTGCGGCTGTGGGAGTTGACTTAGGGTGCGGCATGCTGGCTATCAAACTGGGTTTTAATATAGATGTTATCGCTGACAAATTAAGTATTTTACGCCATGAAATAGAGCGCAGCGTGCCTGTAGGCTTTGCTGTACATAATAATGTCTCTACAGCCGCAGACGAAGCATTCTTTAACTTAAACAACCCTATCTGCTTTAGTAGAAATTCAAAAGAGTTGCAAAGAGCCACACATCAATTAGGCACGCTAGGTGGTGGTAACCATTTTATAGAAATATGTTACGACCAGAATAATGAGGCATGGCTAATGCTACACTCTGGCAGTCGTGGAATAGGTAAACAAATAGCTGATATACATATAAACAAGGCTAAGGGATTAATGAAGCAATATTTTATAGATTTACCAGACCCTGATTTAGCTTATTTAGTACAAAACACATCTGAATTTGATAACTATATACATGATATGTTATGGGCACAGCGTTATGCAAAAGCTAACCGTGAACATATGCTTAAATTGATTTTGCGGCAATTAGCATATATATTGCATAAAGATTTTGACACAACGCGCTTTAATGGCTTACGTGTCGACTGCCATCATAACTACTGTCAAATGGAGCATCACTTTGGCAGTAATGTATTTGTAACGCGTAAAGGGGCTGTATCAGCACGAGAGGGCGAGTTAGGCATTATTCCTGGCTCTATGGGCGCAAAGTCGTTTATCGTGCGTGGAAAGGGCAATGCTGAATCATTCTATAGCTGCTCACACGGAGCAGGGCGTAAGATGTCGCGTACTAAAGCAAAGGCAATGTTTACATCCGATGACTTAGCTAAGCAAACTGCGGGTATAGAATGTCGCAAAGATAATGATGTAGTCGATGAAATACCAAGTGCTTATAAAGATATTGACGAGGTTATGAATAATCAAGCTGACTTAGTTGATATAGTTTATACGCTAAAACAAGTTATTTGTGTAAAGGGTTAAAAATGCAAAATAAACACATCCACGTAATAGATTCTACGCTGCTCTGTCTTGCAATCAAAGCAGCAGATGAGAGAAAAGCTCAACCGAAGCGTATTGGGCTTGTTAGGCGCTGTTTAGGTGCGATTAAACGTGTAATTATTAAACATTTTTATGGGGTATTAGCATGACATTAGAAAAATTAAGAGGTATATATGAGTTAGTTGGAGCAACTTTTGATATACTATGCAAAAATGGTTTTCGATTAGTCAATATGGATATAGTGGCATTAACAAAGCAAAGTAATAAACATGATGTAACTTGCATTAAATTTGATATAGTAGCTTCTTTTGGATTTGTTATTTATACTAAAACCAACGTCCGTATAATTCCTGTAACATGGATTCATGATTTTCTTTGTAATGAAATAGGTATTGTGGATTTACCAAAGGATTTTATAAGTCTTTTATATAGCTTAGGTATTCATCCTTTATGCGGATAAGTTATGAAATATGCGGAAGACCAGATCAAAATAAAACTTTATACTATCTAAGCAGGAAAGTTAATGGGTTTGTAGAGAGAAATAAATTATTAAGAATGGGAATAGATAAATATTATATAGAGGACAAAGTAGGCTATATGAAGTTTGTTGAAAAACACAATAAACGTAAGGTAAAACTAGCTTGGTTTGGTCAATCCAGTTACTATAATGCTAAACCTAACTTAACAGGCATTGAAATAGAAACCCATGATCTGAATAGAATACATGTTTTATATGAAAAATTAATGGATGAGATCAATTTACATTTACACTTTGCACATTGTAAAACATTGCAAGCAACTATTCATAAGCTACGAAGCAGCTATATTATAATAATTCAGAGGAGTAAATAATATGTGGGTCTTAATTCTGTACATATATGCTAATGCTTTAGCTAAGGGTGATAGTGTAGCTCTTACAAATGTGCCTGGCTTCAAAAGTCAAGCGGGTTGTGTAGCTGCTGGTAAGCAGGCTGATGATTTAGCCTCTCTAAGTTTCAAAACGGTTAAATTTATTTGTGTTCAACAATAAGGAGTACATACTATGAAAACGATTCTACGGGTCACTTTAATTGCTTCGATAACTATCGGTATTTTTATTTTATCTGGATTAATAAGCATTGCTTTACTGTATGCTGCCTTATGTTTATGGAACTATATAGTACCCGCACATAAGATATATCTTACATTCTCACAATATTTAGCAGCATTTCTCTTAGTTTGTATTTTAAGAATGTTTTTTTATAGACGCAAATAATAAATTAAAGGAATGGAAGCGCTATGAAGCAGATGATAGAAGTTAAGGGGAGTCATCATGATTAAACAATTCATCAAAGCTAGAGTAATAGAGATGTTGATATTAATAGCTATAGCAAGCGTCTTATCGGGTATATTGGGCTTGGCTAGTTGGTTTATGTGAGGATGAGTGTAACAATGAATATTTTAACTAAATTATATAGATTCATAACTAAACCGTTTGTCAATTGGTTTAGGAATAGGCAGCTTACAAAACACTTAACAGATCTTATTTATAGCTATTGGGGATTACCTCTTAATACTTATGGAGATATTTCAATTTGTATGTGGAATTGTAAATTAAACTATGAGTGGGGTAATAATAGATTACATCTGCCAAAATGGATAAACAAAAGAAATAGAGGGATATTTTATTTAAAAATGCCACTTGCGATACAAATTATTTATGATTTAGATTAGAAAGAGTAAACATTTATGCTGTTTGAATCATTGGTAATTTTTTTAATTAAATGCGGTATTATTATAATTTTATTACCTATAATATTGTTACCAGTGGTTGGACTATTAGCATTATTAGGCTCACTCTTGGGATATAATGATAAGCCCTGTCATTTTTGTAAAGGAACTGGGAAACGTGAATATTGAAGCTATACAACTATCAAATGAACAAGATTGTAATTTACCTCTTTTAGAGAGCAATGGTAAACTAAAGCTATTATCAGCTAAAGATTATCATGATTATAATCGTATATTATTGCTCACATGGTGTCATTTGAATGCCAGATATGGATTACCTACAAGAGAATTAATTGATTTTCTGAAAATATTTATAGCCGATAAAACAGCTATTGAAATTGGCGCAGGACATGGCGACTTAGGCTATCATTTAAATATACCTTGTACTGACTCAAAGCTACAGAGCAGACCAGAAATTGCATTGTTCTATAAGATGCTTAAGCAGCCCGTAATCCAATATCCTGATGACGTAGAAGAGCTGGAAGCGCTAGAAGCTATTAATAAGTATAAGCCGCAGGTAGTTATTGCAAGCTGGGTTACTGAATATATAGCTCCTGACGAAACACCGCCACCACAGGGAGGTTCAGTGCACGGAGTAAATGAGGAGCAGTTATTAGATATGGTGGACTATTACATTCTAATAGGAAACTTAAGCGTACATGGTGATAAAAAGATTATGAAGCGGCGACACACTGCATATAAACCATCATTTATATGCAGTAGGGCAAGCAACCCAGATGACGATCGGATTTTTGTTTGGACGGGAAATAGATTAAATGTTTAATTTAAGTCAATTAATTAACACGCTGCGAGTTATGCCAGATTATCCGATAGCTTTTAAGTTAAGAGATGATTATAAATTAGCGGCATTTGAGGGAACAGATCAATTGCAAGCTCCAGGTTCTTTTGATAGTTATCGTGGGAACTATGCACAATTAGCATTAGGCAGCGTAGAAAGCAACACTACCCATCGCTTCTTAGGTGAGTGTATCTCTATAGTAGGGAAGACTTTTGATGGTTGGACAGGCGGAGAGTTTACTATGCATGCCACAACTGATATTTACATTGCTGAGCCAGGACATACCAGCGATCTTGTTATTGTTGGTGTTATGGTAGATAAAAAGACAGTGTATTTAATTGTTGATTGTTTGGAAAATTACAATGCTTGATATAAACGACCCCAGAATAATCTACATTAAGCACATGCAAAAGATAAATGCTGATATTAATGATATTCTCAAGCGCATGAATAGAAATAAATTTGATAGAGAGGATAAGAGCATGTTTGAAATTAAACAATTCAATTCAGGTGAATATGAAGTTAAGCTAGTAGAGCGTATTACTGATGCAGTAGCCGTTATATGCTGGAACTGGTTTAAAGAAAAAGACCTGATGCTCCAACTATTAAAAATAGATGCTATAAAGCGCGTATATGGCAACAGCAAGCAAATTATACTTAGGGCTAACTATCTGCCATATTTACGTCAAGATCGAGTGTTTGAGGCGGGGTTAGGTATACCATCTGAGGTGTTGTTACAGGTATTATTACAGCATGCAATAATTGAAACTCATGGTGCGCATAGCTTTAATAATAAGTATCAGATTAAGAGTATTAAAGTAAGCCTACGTGGCGAACAATTTGGGTGGCGCTATAAATATGTTTATCCGGATAAAAATGCTTTTAAGCATTTTTGGGGTAATGAATCATCAAGTTATATAATACTAGATAAACAGCGAACTGAAAGCGGTATAAAATCAACAATAGCAACAGTATGCGAGAATTGTGTACACCCTGAGGACATTGGAATACAGCCATTTTTAATCTGTGATGATATTTGCGATGGTGGGCGAACTTTTATTGAGGCAGCTAAATTACTGCGCGAGAAATATGCTAAGGATATACCAATTTATTTAATGGTGTATCATGCGTTTTTGACGCATGGAATTGATACAATAAAAGAATCTGGTATTAGTAAGATAATTATTATTAATCCGGATAGTTACGAATACTGTACAGCACGCTTCCCTGATGATTTAACCTTTTTTGAAAGATATTAATATGTTTAAACCTACACCTTTGCTTTTAGCCGACTTTTATAAAATATCGCACAGAGTACAATATCCAGCAGGCACGGAATATGTATATTCTAATTTTACACCACGCAATGATAAATATTTTGCGGGTAATAAAAGCTCATTATATAACCATAAATTAGTATGGTTTGGTGCTCAATATTTTATTAAGCATATATTAATAGATATGTTTAATGAATATTTCTTTAACAAGCCATTAGATCATGTTTTAGATGAATATAGACGGATTATTAAAAGCTGTTTATTTGTAGAAAATCCTGAGGTTGAGCATATTATTGACTTGCATAATCTAGGGTTTTTACCGATAATGATAAAAGCATTAAAAGAGGGTAGTGTAGTTAAATATGGTACGCCATGCCTTACTATTACAAACACTAATACAAAATTTTACTGGTTGACTAATTTTCTTGAAACTGTTTTAAGTTGCAGCATTTGGATGATGTCTAATAATGCAAGCGTGGCTTTTGAATATGCGAAACTATGCAAGCATTACAGTAATAAAACATGTACAGATGAGGGGCATTTACCTTTTCAGCTACATGATTTTTCTATGCGCGGTATGCCTACATTAGAAGCTGCTATAGCGTCTGGCATGGCACATTTATTAGTTAGCCGTGGCACAGACACTATACCTGCTATTCAAGCGCTAGAATATTACTACGAGGCAGACATCACTACTGAATTAGTGGGGTGCAGCGTGCCAGCCACAGAGCATAGTGTTATGTGTGCCGGTGGCATAGATAATGAGCTTGATACATTTAAACGCATTATCACTGAATTATATCCGTCAGGCATAGTATCTATAGTTAGCGACACTTGGGACTTATGGAATGTACTTACTAATATTTTACCTAAATTAAAAGATGAAATATTAGCTCGTGATAGCAAAGTAGTTATTAGACCTGACAGTGGTGATCCTGCTGATATTACTTGTGGGTTAAGAGTTAAGTCTTATGACGATGCCCTATCTTTTTTTAAAACATATTGGCATGATACCATAGCTAGTGATAGAGATGATATAGACTTAGAATGCGATGTGATAGAAAAGGATGGTATTTATTATAAATATACTACACATGAAAGGGAAGTTGATGGATATAGTTGCTGTCAATATATGGATTTAACAGAACAAGTTTCTGTTTGCGAAGTGAAAGGCGCAATTGAATTACTCTGGGATGTGTTTGGTGGCACTGTAAATGAAAAAGGCTACAAAGTGCTTAATCCTAAAGTTGGATTGATCTATGGCGATTCTATCACTATTGAACGCGCAGAGGATATATTTAAGCGTTTAGAAGCTAAAGGATTCGCATCAAGCAATATAGTGTTTGGCGTAGGTAGCTTTACCTACTGCTATAATACCCGCGATAGCCAAAGCTGGGCGATGAAAGCTACTTGGTGTCAAATTAATGGTGTAGCTAAGAATATTCAAAAGTGTCCAATAACTGATAGTAGTAAGAAGTCTGCAACTGGGTTATTATGTGTTACTAAAGATTATGAGGTAATACAGCAATGTACACTAGAGCAAGAGCAAACAGGCTTACTTAAGACCATTTATGAGGATGGCAACCTTATTAATAAAATCAGCTTGGCTGAGATTAGAGCTAACTTGACTAAGGAATTAAATTATGTTTAAAAAAGAAATTCATGATTTTTTATTGGCTAATGGGTTTGAGTATAGAAAAAAGGCTATAGCTCCTTATTGCCGAAATCAATCCGCTGTGTGGGGATATGTTTATACGCATAATAAATTAAATATTTATGGCGATTTGAATTGCCTAGCTCCTAAAGTGTTGACTGCTGATTGTCAAAGGTGTGATGTGAACCCTTTATTCATGTCACTTTTTAAGAGTGTAACTTTAGACACAGTCAAAGAAACATTAAATAATGCTGGGATATTCAGTGATGATTTGATAGATGCTTTTGCTTGCCTTTTAAAGTGGCACAAAGATAATTCTACAATTAAGTACAAAAGGGGTGTTAGTGTAAATGCTAATTTAAAAAGAAGCAATCCTTTTGTATTCAACGCAGATGAGATACTGGGTGTTAGATCTCATTTGTTCAATAGCAAGGATTTTGGTTATACTATATTTGATGATGATTTTAACTATGAAAGGAACAAAACTATGAAACAAGAATACCAAAAAATCACCATGAGTAATTTAGCTGAAACATTAGAGTATAATGGATTTAAGCGTGATACTGAGTGTGAAAGCAATAGCTTTTCATACATAATAAATAATTCAGCAGGCACAAGCGTAATATCTTGGGATTATGGCGCAGATATATCTTTTAAGAATTGGCTTACGAATAATACTGTCCGAGAAGAGTTCAATTTGCGAAAATATAATTTAAGTAAATTTATTAAATGTGTAGAGGCTTTTATTGGTGAGCTAAAGCGCTTACCTAAAAAGCCTAAGTTTAATGCAGAAGAATATTTAATAGAGAAGTTACAGCGAGTAAAAGGCACTATACTCTTTGAGCGCTCTTATGGCATTGATTTATGTAGATTCACTGATGGTGATATAGCATTAAAGATGAAAAAGGAGGAGTATACTAAAGAACAATGCGACAAAATAATTGAAGCTGTTAAGATTTTGCAGGAGCTATAATGAATTTTGAACTCAAACAAGATGAATCACCTATATTAATGTCCGCAAAACCATACATAAATATTTAGGTCGAATTGTTAGCTCTAAGGTATAATAGCGGTATGTCCACTCTCTTATCACACAGTAGCAGGTGTTAAAATAGAGTGGATAATTACATAATTGAGGCATTATTGAACTTTATCTGCTACTAAAGTTCTTAATGCCTTTTTTATTTGTCGGAGAATAGAATGCAAAGAATTGATACATATCTGAACAAATCGCTTAGCAATATAGACAAAGTTTATAAAGCTAGAGATAGCAATGGAAAGCTAACTGAGGGACGGTTTAAATATCCAAATGTTTTAGCTGTCGGGCAGTCTACGTGTGTGCGGCACGGACAATATACAAACGAAAAACACGGCTTGCCGTCAGGCAAGATTATCTGGACTGGCTGTCCGGTTTGTGAAAAGAGGGAAAAAGATAGACGCATGCATGCAGAATATGAAAGTGAAATGCGGGCTAATGGGTTTATCAAAAATTGTGATGGTGAGTGGGAAAGGTTTGGGCAATATACTGCTAAACCTGCTAAACAAAATTATAAATATAAAAATTTCAATGAGATTTATGATGGCAGTAACTAAGAACAGATTAATTAAGCACTTTAGCGTAATACCTAATAGTATTATTAGTGATATTACTATTACTGCTACAGCTTTTAGAGTTTATTGTTATTTAGTATCTAAACATGATGGCTGGAAAGTATTAAATGCAGACATTCAGAAGCAGCTTGATATAGGTAGAGATGCGTTAATCAAATCATTCAGAATATTGATAGCGGCAGGCTGGATTACCAGGCAGCAGCAGCGGGATGAGAAAGGTCATTTGTTAGGCTATTTAGATTATCAACTAAATGAAACTAAAATAGAACCAGCCGAACCCCTGAAAACACCGACTTCGGTAAAAACCCGAATTCCTGAAAACACCGACTTCGGTAAAATCAGGGCATATAATAATACTAATATATCTATTAATAAAACTGAATCTATTAGTAATAACCCCCTACCCCCTGAAAAAATTATAACTCCTGCGGTAGCGGTGGGTGATCGGTATGTTAGTTATAACAATCAACATATGCAGCAACTATCAGAAATACCGGAAGTTAGAAAATCAGCTATAGGAGCTTGGAAGTATCAAATTGAACTGTCGGGGATGGAGTTTACAGCAGATGAAATGAACGCGATAGTCGGGTATGCCATCTCTAAGCCTAATTTGCAACCCATTACTATAAAAGCCAACCTTATTCTACTTGAAAAGTGGGCTAAAACAGAAGCTTTGGATATAGAAGACTGCTTACTTAGGAGCATACAAACCCGAGCACTCATTAAGCCGTTTATGAAAATTTATGAAGATGATCGCGGCAACCGTTTAACACGTCAACAATGCATAAACAAGCGTCAGCAGATAATCGACAGTGAAAAGAGGGATAAAACACAGCATCTAGAGCCACAAAAAAGCGCATAGTTGAGTTTTAAACTTAAAAACGAGGAAAGGTAAGTATGTATGGATAACAATCACCCTGACGGGCTTAAAAACGATTCTGAGGAAAATATTACATTTGAAGAGTTTTTTATGCGGCTTCAAGAGCAGGGCATATCAAAATATCCTATTAACAGAGTCATGTTACAGCAAATTAGTAAAACAGTCCAGATGATGCGAGAGCGCTATGCTGATAAAATACAGGGTAATCAAGCATGACACGTATTACATTAGATGATTATTATAATAATTTTGCTATAAAAAAACCTAAGAAAAAATATAAATATGAGGAATATAACGAGCAAAAGAAAGTATTTGAGTGGGCAGCAAATCCACTTATCCTGTATCAACACCCTGAATTAGAATGCCTGCTATATGGCAATATGAATACACAGGTCTTAACTTCAGCAGTTCAGCAGGGTAGATGGAAAGCTGCTGGCGGTAAAGCAGGAATACCAGATATTTTCTTAGCGGTTGCCAGAGGCGGTTATCATGGTTTATACATAGAGATGAAAAAGCCAAGCCTAAAACCTGTTCGTCCTACATCAAAAGGCGGTGTATCAGATGTTCAACTTAAGGTTATTGAACAGCTTAGAGAGCAGGGCTATCGTGTAGCAGTATGTTATTTTGCTAATGAAGCAATTAACATTATCGATAAATACTTGACAGATTAGGTTACTATAGTTTATAATAGCCTATTGTGATTGATGGAGTATATGAATTGAATACAGATGATGAATATTTTCGAGTAAAAGATATTTGTGCATTCTTAAAAGTTGGCAGAACCACAGTACAAAAATACATAAGGAATGGTGATTTTCCAGAGCCATGCAGATTAAGCACAAAGTTAACAGTTTGGAGAAAGCAAGATATTATAGATTGGCTTGAGAAAAAGAAAGCCTAAGGATTTTTTAGAGGAGAGTGTTCATGGGTATAAATATCATTCCACCATCAGAACCAATTAAGGTAACTAATTTAATAGTTACTATATACGGTGAGCCTGGTGTAGGTAAAACGAGCTTGGCATATAGCGCCAGTAAACCATTAATGTTAGACTTTGATTTAGGCGCACAAAGAGCATTAGGACGCAAACATACTGTACGTATTAATAATTGGTCAGAAATAGCTAATATATCAGCAGAAGACTTGGCGGAATATGATACTGTCATCATAGACACTTTAGGCAGTATGCTTAATTGCTTAATAGTAGACCTAATTAAGCATAATCCTAAATTAGCTCAACGTTCTGGTGCTTTAACACAAAAGGGATATGGAGATTTAGGGGTTGCATTCAGTGCGTTTCTAAATAAGATTAAATCATTTCATAAAGATATAATCATTATTGCACATAGTGAAGAAAAGATAGAGAATGATGAACGTTATACTAGACTATCATGTTCTGGTAATTCTGCTAAAACAGTAATTCATAAGGATAGTGATTTAATAGGCTATATGTTTGCTAGAGAAAGAAAGCGTATACTTGATTTTAATTTTAGCAACTCCCACCTTGGCAAAAATAGCGCCCAGATTGAAGAGCAAGAAATACCCAATCATGCTAATAATCAATATTTCATGTTAGAGCTACTAAAAACAGCTAAAGAAAACATGAACAGAAAATCTCAGGAACAAATAGCAGCAGAACAAGAATTTGAGGCGGCTTCCGATTTAATCAAAGGCGCACAAAGCCTTGAAGATGTCAATAAATTCTTTGAACCAAGCGGAATACGTGATTATATATTTAAGACACCCTCAATTAAAGTCGTACTTAATGACCATGCAGTTAGCTTAGGCTTTGCATATGATAAAAGCATAGGAAAATACGTGCTTGCTGTGCCACCTGAGGCTAAAAATGATTGATAAATCAATAGCTAACTTAATCACTCCGTCGCAGTTAGATAACTTCATTCAGTATAAAACTGGGTATGTGTTTGGTTATAGCGATGAACCGGAGGAGTTTACTGATGAGATGCTGATTAATAGTGTGCTTAAATTAAACCCACCTAGCTTAAAAATGCAGGCAGGTACAGCATTTCATAAAATACTTCAAGGGGTTGGCTATAGAAATTTAGTATCTGATGCTTATATTTGCGTTGGAGATTGGGAAATAGCTATAGCTCACGACCTAAATATAAACTTTGAATATCCTGCTATAAGAGAATGTAAAGTATCAGGCATGATAGGCGGCATACAAATAGCTGGTACAATAGATGCTATGTCAGTGACTCAAGTCCACGATGCTAAGTTAACTTTTAGTGCACTTAATTCAGAAAAGTATATGAATTCATACCAGTGGCGAGCATATAGCCTGCTGACTGGGATAGATGAATTCATCTATGATGTGTTTAGTGCCAAGATGGATGAACTTGATAAGGAAGTGATAATTTATGACTATAATAAGATTAAATGTTACGCATATCCTAATATGCGGCGAGATGTAGAAACTCTGGTAGAAGAGTTTTATCATATTTTATGTAACATAAAAGCAAATCAACCCCATCTATTTTTGAAAGGAAAAAGTTGTGAGACAGTGTAAGGCTAAATATATAAGGATACTTGTACAGGAAATGGCTATAAAGGGCTGTAAAACTGAAGAGCAGGTAGTTGAATTTGTTAGCAGCAAAGCATATTTAATTCATCGACCATTTACTGGCTACCAGAATTGGGAATTCCCATCTTGTCAATATATTCTTAAAAAGATTAGAAAGTATTTACGTGTTAATTTATGAGGATAAAATGAATTCACCTTTTTTACAAGTAGAGAAACCTAAGGAGAAACCTATGAGCACACAAGAGACCACTGAGCAAAACTTCGAGGCAGTGTTAAAATATTCTGGATATACAAGTGATTCTAATGATCGTGCAAATATTTACACAAATATAAATGGAGAGGAAATAATTATATCAAAGGATTACTTATCAAAGGTAGGAATAGGAAGAGTATACAAATATAATTATACTCATTTTAAAGATACCTCTGTGTGTAGCATGTCTAATGATAACTTTACAAATTTTATACAAGATTTAAAAAAGGTTGGCGTTGCTTTTAAGGAATTACCGTCTTTTGATTTTAGAACTAGGGTGTTGGAAAGTCCACAAAAATATCTTTCACCAGTATTATCTATTATATTTAGCGATAATAGTGAAAGTTTCACAATCCTTGATCGAAAAATATACAAATGTACTAAGCAGAATTTAGCTTGTTTAGAGTACCTTGTACAAATATTAAATAAAATGGATGAAGCAGAATGAAAAAAATTATTATTACAGGTAACGTAGGGCGAGACCCAGAAATTAGAAATACTAAGACGGGTGAACAATTTGTGAGTTTTAGCGTGGCAGTATCAGTGGGAACTAAAGATAATCCTAAAACTGACTGGTGTGATATTAGTGTATATGGTAGACAGATGGAATATGTACGTAGTTACGTAAAAAGGGGTGCTAGAGTAATGATTGAGGGTTTCCCTACGGTGGATGCCTATATTGGTAAGGATGGACAGGCTAAGTCTTCATTAAGAATATTTTGTAATAATATTGAACAGTTTAAAACTGGTGATATAGTTACTAATGATGAAACAAAATCAGATACTATGCAAAAACAATCTATGCAGGATGAAGAAACAACAAACAGAGATCACATGCCATTTTAAAGGAGGTAAATTGTGAAAATACAAAAGGAAATACAAAAGGAACTAAAAGCACTAAAAGCTCTTAACCGTAATAAACCAACAAAAGAGTTTACGATGTCGCCTATAATTGAGAAGCGGGAAGAAACTAAAGAACAAGAAGTTCCTAGCCAGGTTACTAGGGAAGAGTCAATAATTACCCCTAAACTGCTTACTCAGGCAGATGTTGTTAATTCGATAACTGGTACGATGAAAATGCAGCCTAATGGAGATATTATTGCCCCAAATGGAACGATTTATAAACATGGCAGATTGGCATTGATTGATGTACACAGTGAGATCCATATTGCCCAATTAATGAGTTCTAACGGTTATTTTATGCCTGATGGCAATGTAGTGTCATATGGTATAGGAAATGCACAAGAAAAACAAAATGCTATTCAGATGGTAATAGAGGATATTAAAAAAAGAGTATTAGTTATGTTTACTCCTGACCCAGTGGAACAACCCACAAAATAATCAATCAGGCGTATTGAAAAGAGCTATTTCTTTCTCTCTACGCTTGAGCATTTGGTTATCATCTTTGGCAGCTTCAGCATCACGAAACAACATCATCTGAGAGCAAATTAATTGTCTATTTCCAATGATTATTGCTTGTTTAGTATTTTTATACTTATGGATAGGGTACTGATGTAGAAAAGAAATCAAAGCAGTAAATTCATTACGGGTTATAGGTTTTTTCCAATTAGCTGACACCGTATTAAGCCATTTCTCATTGGGTGCTAGATCTTTATAAAACAACTCTTCCACCTGCTCATGAGTTAAAGTAACTCCTAATAGGTGTGGTTCGCTAACCTTAATTAAATGACCTATGCCGATAGTATCAAACCCTTTACTATCTTTATATCGTTTATAGCGAACCCCCTCAAATGAAGCGATAAATTCAAGTTCTTTTCTATCAGCTAAAAACATTCTTACCTTTCATAATTAATACCACCAAGATAATAACGGGCTACCACAAGGTTTCATTTCTTCATTTACAAGTTGATTCTTTATTTTATCAACTACTTTTTCTATTATATATCTCGCAATAGCCTCTTCTAAACATAGGTTAGAACTATTATTATAAGGTTGCAAAGACATAGTTTACTCCTTACTTCTCTGTTTATTAATCGCTCTTACTGTATTATTAAAATTAATCTTCTGGGCTTCCTGATTAGCCATACCCTCGCTACATTCAGTTAGTTTGACGGCGCACTGATACAAGTGCTCTCTGAGAGCGTCGGCAAAGTCAGAAGCGCAGTAGTATCGTATTTTGCCTGAAACTGCGGCGGTGTCTCTGGGAATAGCGGACATTCCTGTGCTATCAAGTCCTGAGGTTGTGGCGTAGGGGAAAATAGCGCGCAAGAGTAAATCATTAACAACATTGGTGCTATCAATATCATTCTTATGCTCATTAGATTGTTTAATAAGTTTAGCATTCTCCACTCCTAATTTATTAACTTTAACTTGACAGCTCGCTAACCTGGCATCCTCTATTTTATCTGAGGTGCTTAATTGATTAATAATTAAATCTTTACGCTCTAGTTTATTATTTTCCTGAGCTTTTTGATTGGCTAACATTTGCTTTTGATTGACTAAGGATTGAGTAAGCTGTTCATTAATTAATCTTTGGTATTTATTATCATCTATAGTATCTTTAAGTGCCCAAGCTGCACCAAAGCCCATAACAAAAGATATAAGCGATATGCTGAATGTTTTAAAGATTTTTGATGTTAATAATTCTATCATAATGGCAAGATTATATCATAAATCGCTTGTATTTTTTCTTCTGTATTGCGACAAAACAAAGAAGCCGTTAGAATGGGTATATTAAAGGCTATTAAGTAAACCAGCAAAAACCTCAGTATATTGCTACACTGAGGCTTTTAAGGAAATACACATGAAAATATACTTACGATCGACAACAACTTCGCGAATTGTTGCAAGCACATATTATAGCACAAAAACTTAACCCTGCTTAGTTTTTATCCATACACAGAAAGTTGGAATAATTGCAATAAAAAGCGTTTTTATTCCAGCTATTAATTCTTTAGCTGTTTGTGGGTCGCGTAGTATTGACTTAACCAAAAAATCCACATCATCTGTATACCGCCAAAATAAAAAAATAGATAAGAAGAATATACCTATGCCTACCCATGTACTCTTTTCTGTAGGAGCATGCTTAATAAGCCCGCTTAAACTATGAAATCGTATTTTCATTTTCTATGATGTTCCAAAATAGATATTTGTGTATCATGTTTATCTAAGCGCTTATCATCAATATCTTGCTGGGTTTCCAACTTATCTAAACGCTGTGCGTTTTGAGCACTTAAAGCCTGCCCTATTGTTAAATTATGCACCATTTCTAACACTTTATCCATTTTAGCATCAGCTAATTTATCGTGCTCATTAATATTGGCAAATTTTATATCAACAATATACATACAAGATGATATAAAAATAATAATAACAAGATTACATATATGCCCTTTACACCAACCAAAGAAAAGATTAAGTAATTCTAAATTAGGCATGTCTCACCCTATTATAAATTCTTTTAAATAATGAAAATACAGGTGCAATAATATCTTTATTAGGCTTAAACCAACCAAAGATATTATCCATAATAAATAAATCAACCGATAAAAATAATATATCTACTACGATATATAAATGACTTTGATATTTTTCCCAATCTATACAGATTGCTCTTATGAACCAACAAAACAAGCCTAAAGCTAACATTCTATACCAGCGTTTAGTGGTAATCGTCCATATTTTAGGATGCGTATCAAGTAGATAGACCCCTAAAAAGATATTACTTATCACACAAACAATTTGATATATAACGGTTAAAATAGGGTCATTGGGTACAGATTGAAAGAATTCATAGCAAAACCAGCAAAATAAGAATTTAGCTGCTAATTTATTTAATATAAACTTAATTAGATTCACAGTTGTATCTCTTCACTAGATTCTGCCATAAAAGAAGCTGACCCAGAATCTACATTAGTGCGGATTCTAACATACTTGCCAGCAGGTATTATACCTGTTAGCGTTTTACCCTCAGTAATAGAAAACGCGATTACTCCGCTTGGCGATAGAGTTTGTTTAGCAAGAATCTTAACATTAGTCGTAAATCCAGAATCATCAGCTATTTCTAAATAAGCTGTACCTGAGGAAGTATTGACAATTAAGGTTAATCCAGTAGTAATACTTAGTGAATAACGTACATCTACATCACGAGTTGTTGAAAGTTGAGATATGTTATTGAGGTCTGGAGTAACATAACTGAATACTCTAGCTGGTGGAGTATAACCTAATGGTATCCACACGAATGAGCCATTTGTACCACCACCAAACCAATAAATAGTTTGATTACTATTATCATACCAATAAATTTCACCAGCATAATTATTAGGTATAGGTGTTAATACACTATTTACATAAGATTCAGTAACATTAGGTGATCTATTGTTTTCAAAAAATGCCCCTGAAAAACTTACTACAATAGGGTCATCTGCAAAAACAGAATAACATATTAAGATAAATAATAGTATTTTAAATAATTTCATCATTTTTTATTTATTATGAGTTATTATGCATTTCCCAGTATACTGTAGAATTATTACCAATCCCACCCCCTGAAATTGTAAAATCTGCTCCAACATTACGAGCACTAATACTTAGATTACCTGTTGTACCTGATACGGTTTGATAAGTTAAGGTAAAACGAGAAGCAGCGGTTACACTTGTTGAACTAACTGTTACTGTGCCATTAGACAATGTTGCCAGTGCAGCCATAGCAGCACTACCACCCTCTTTATAACTTATACTTTTACCTTGCGTGCTAAAATTGATATTACCAGTAAAATTAACATCAGCATTCGTCCCAGTGCCTACAGACATATAGGTCTGATCATTTACGCGAAAAGCAAGAACAGTGCTGGACGCCCTAAAATCCCAGAAATTTACACCGCTAGTGCCATAAATACGCTGAATTGTATCAGTTGAGGTGTTTTGTATGTTTAGAGATACGCCTTGTGTGCTTGCAATTTTAAGGGTATCCTGCGCTCCACCGCTGATAGTCATCCTGAAGCCAGTTGATGATGTAGTGCCTACGCCTACATTACCACTGTTCAACAGCCGCATAACTTCTGTTGCACCATTATTACCAGCCTGAAATATTATATCTGCTCCAGTTGTACCTACACCTGAGGTACTTTTTAGAGTAAGAGCTTGAGTAGTGCCTGAGCCACCTGTGAGCGCTGGAGAGATTAAACCAGCAAATGCAGGAATTGCTGCCTGTTTTACAGGTTGATCAAACCAATCAGCTAAAGTAGGATTTCCTGTTAAAGTAATTGTTCTTGCTACATCACCAGGTGTAATAGTGAGTAGCCGATCAGCAGTTAAATTACTTCCACAGCTTATCTGCATATAATGACTAGCATCTGTATCTCCAATTTGCACTAAAGTTAAAAATTTTCCTGATGCAAATGATGCTGTTGTATTAATAGCATTTAATATCCCAGTACCCCAATTGCTATCTTTAGGCAATAATCCATGATAATCCCATACACCTGCTGGAGAAGAAATATTGTCAACTTGTACAAAAACAAATTCTCCTGGTAATACTGTAGTAATAAGAGTATTTGAATTATCATTAACAGTAACATTTTGAGTTGAATCATTGTCAAAATAATAAGTTGCACCTGTTTGCAAGGTCGTAGCATTAGGCATTTTATAAGTTTGGGCTATCGTTCCAGTAGTAATTTGGTAGCGTGCTGAAGCCGCAGTAAGTGTTACAGGACTTGCAGATGAAACAGTGCTTGTAACGTTACTAATAAAATTATTTGCAAACATATTAGCATTGGCATCTCTAAGCCCAAGCGTATTTGCTGTCGCAGATGATGAAACACCAGTGCCGCTAGGTATGCCGTTTAATACAGGTGTGGTTAAAGTCTTATTAGTCAAAGTTTGTGTATCAGTTAAGGTTACCACACTATTTGCATCACTTAAATTTGATAAAGATGGTTGCGCTCTACTTATTACGCCTGCTGCGCTAATAGCGGTAATGAATTGATTACTTACAGCACTACTAGGCTGTACCATAGTAGCATCAGCGTCGGGTAAATTATAAGTACGATTAGCGGTTAAATTAGAGCTACTTATAGATGCTGTAAATGCTGTTTCACCAACCAATAATTGCATTAAACCAGCATTAGCAGATGATGTTAATATAAAGCCAGTCCTGGAACTATTTTGTTTGAAATATGCCGTTATGCTCCCATTCTCTTCAATTTCTATCCCAGCTCCCGCACCACTAGCTGAACCACCGCCATCATTTAAAGTTATTAGTTTGTCTTTAACTAAAAGATTAGTAACTTGCTCATTTTCAACGCTACCTAACACTGTAATAGCAGCATTAACGTTACCTATATATACATTATTAGCATTAGCGCCAATAGTTATATCACCACCTGAATTATCAATAGCCGATGTATTCAGGTTGGTAACAGTAATAGTATTAGCTGCTGAGTATTGCACTACATTATTAGTAGATGTGCCTGCATCTAATAAAGCAGCAGAGCCAAGCCCTAAATTATCACGGGCAGTAGATGCATCAGCTAAGTCAGAAAGATTATTCGCCGCTATCAAACGTGCATCTAATTGCGTCTGTATGGCACTTGTAACACCCGATAAAAAATTAATTTCGTTAGCAGAAGCATTATTTACTTGCACTGCAACAAGTTGTTGAACCGTAATACTGCCATCCTCAGCACGCTTTACCAAAGTTTCTGGACTATTCATGTAAGTTGCAGTATTTAACAGATCATAAAATGTTGATGTCAATAATCCAGGATATGTGCTGTCAGCGGTTTGCATATATAAATTAGCGCCGACAATTACAGCGCCATTAGCAGATTTAGTCTGACTATTAATAGTGCTTATCATTAGGTTAGTGAATATTTGTTTGTAGGTTATATCAGTAACATCAATTGTGCCACCGTCTACATTAAGATTATTCCAGGTGCTACCAGCCCATAACGTACCTTGTAGTATATTAACCTGACTTCCCACTACCTCATCCCATTCATCCATATTAGATACACGGGTTAAGGCTACACCTATTCCATTAAAAGTGTAAATACCGCCATCACTTGCTGCGGTCTGGTAACCAGATGGGATTGAATCAACAGGGTTTAAAAATAAGCTATCGCCATTATTTAGTGTAATACCATCATATGTATCTGTGGCTGGATTGCTAATATCAACATTGACAGTAGCCATTGCTTTAGCTTGAAAGCGTGTGCTACCTGATGCTAAAGCATCTATTTGTAATTGTAGATTTGCGCTAGAACCAGCTATATTCTGGTAATCTTGATTTGTTACTGAGCCATCGGCAATTAAATTAGCATTTAAACCTGCTTTAACAGATGGTGTTAATGATTTAGCAGATGAATTTATATCCCATTCAATGGTACTGCTGTCTTCAAAAGTAATATTACCAGTTAAGCCATTTATGCTATTTTGCCCAATGCTATTATATCCTATGCTAGTGGTATATCCAGTTGCCATTTATTGTAATCCCCATTGTAGAACTATCTTTATAAATGCTGCATTAGGTTGGTCAACTCCACTATCTGGGCATGTTATTTTATAGAATTGTGCAGCACCAATTAGGTTTACAATTTGATTTATTATAACCGATAAGTCTAGATCTTCTCCGACGGTTTGCCATGCAGCATTTTCACTTGGTTTAGCAAATACTGATACTTGACCAGTTATAGTAGTAGCGTCTATAGGAACATTTAATTCTTCATCTTCGTAAAACTCAAAACTCATCTGATTAGTAAATATATCCTCTCTATTATAGTTAGATATTTCTACTGTAGCAATGCCTAAACTGGTATCTAATACGAAAGGTTTTGAGTTTTGCATGATTATAATCCATAGTTTAATAAAACCATATTTTATCAAATATATAGGTTATACTCTGTAGATAAAAGAAATTTATTATTCCCCAGTATTGAGAAAAGGATAGCCGAATGGTGTATTTTTTAGAGAAGTATTCGGCTATATAGAGATGTTGAGTTTAATCCCATCGAATTTGATGGGATTAAAACGGTGGAATTCCACCGAATTAAATATTTAATAAATCAAATGTATTTCTGTGCTTGATTCCTGTGATACCGCAACAGGATTATTATTTGGCATGTATTCATTATATGTAAAATTAACTGATAATGTATAATGTGTATCAGAATTAACTATAGCTATCATAGGGAAGCAAGTAATAGAGCTACTTGATGAGTCTATAAAGTTAAGCAATTGAATTTTAGATGTGCCTGTATTTAACTGTAGATAAGGTGAAGACTCAAGAGATTGCTCACCAAAGCATTTCATGAAATATTGTGGTTCATTGTTATAAGATGATTGTACATTTAATGGTGATGTTTGAAACATAATTGGCGATGCTAAAGTTGGTGTAGATACATCACCTCCTTGACCTTGAAATAATGGGTAAAAATCTACTTCATATGTCATAGATTTATTAAAAACTACCCCGCTAATAGAGTATTCTGTATTTATAGTAATTTCTATAGGTTTATCAGGTATACTATAGTTAGGGTTTTTATAACTTAAGTCTAGAGATATATGACCTAAATCATGCGGAAATAATTGTTGTCCAGGCGTCCAGGCATTACAAATAAAATCATCATCGTTAGTGGTACAGTTACTACTACCTACAGTTACCATTAAATTATCACTAGAGTTATATAAAGGAATATTTGGCATTATAAAATATGTATTATTAATATATATATCTTGCTCATAGGCAGCTATAAGATAATCAGTTTCAAAGAATTGCAAACTATCTTTAATAGAACTAGCCGAAACTAACCCTATCATGAATAATAAGCATATAAATAGCCTTTTCATTATGCTATCTCTATACTTTTAGATTCAGTATTAGATAACTTTAATTTATCAGCAGATGTTGAGGGTTGCTGATAGCCAACTATAAATCCATAAAGATAAGTCCCATCATTATTTATTATGTTCTGCGTGCAATCCCCTAGTGTTCCACTCGGCAATATCGGACATGTTTGAAATATTTGATACCCTGGATCTCCTTTCTCATAACCATAACTAAAGATTAAATTCTGATTAGCTATTACAGGAGAGCTTATTAGATAATAATCTTGTGGTATTGTATATATAGATTGACAATTATCAATATCCCCATTTCCTTCAACATAACAAGAATATATTTCTTCTTGTATTTCTGGATTACCCAAAGCAAATTGTGTCATAAAAATATAATCTTGTGCGTAGCATATTTTTAATAAACCTAATAAAAGCACACTTAAAATAAATAATTTTTTCATTTTTCTTCTTTCTAAAATTTTTAACCTGAAATATATCCAGTAATACCGCCTAAGTCATAGAATCTACTTTCAATTCCATTCGTTTTTTCTAATTTTTGTATAAAATGAAATCCTACAAGTTTATAATCAAATGAGAATGAAAGCACATTGCTAATATTACTAACAATAGCTGGATCAGCATTAATGCTTGTTAAAGGACGAAACCCAAAACCACCGCCAATATCATAACAAACTGCTGTAGCTGGAGTAGTATCAGTATCAATTGCTAACGAGGTAAATGCCTGTCCTTCTGTACCAGCCTGAATATCAACTCCAGTCATTGAAGTTATTACTAACTCTTCAGATGTGCTATCCATTATAACTTCAATCCTGCCAAAGCCAGGATTATCATCATTATTTTGTTTCTGCCAATCTACACCAGAATACGTCCAATTTCCTGATTGGTAAGCTTTCACCATGCGCTGTTGTTTATTATAGAAGTTTCTGATTAATCGCTGACCGCTCCAGTCATAGAACTTTCTACCAGAACCTAAATTATTTGCATACACAATACCAATGTATAACCGACTTGTATCACCATTTTTTACGAGTTTACCCATATACCAATCAAAAGCAGGCTCACCAGATGACCATGCTTGATAATCTAATTTAACAGTATTATCAGTATCTAAATATGCATAAATAGAATATTGAGTATTATCTGCTAAAGTAGAAATTGCAAGTGATGTGCCGCTAGATTGAACAGTGATTGGCTGATCATCCTTGAATAAGGTTATATTATTACCACCGTAAGGCAGTAAATATAAAGTTGTAGAACCAGTATTGCTATTAGTTCCTAATGGGTTAGTAGAGCTATCGCTTAAGCGAAAATCCATCTCAAATTTCACATATTGTGGAGCTTCATTATAATTATTAGCACAATATTTATCTACACCAATTGTAAAACTTGTACCATTATTACTAGAAATCCAGAACAATGCAACATATATAGGAGTGCTGGATGATTGATCTGTTATCAAATCAGCTTGACTAACTACTTCTTGATTTACGGTGCAACTAATATCAACTACTACCTGTGATGTTGGTATAGTAACTTCTGCCACGCAGTAGTATTTAGTTCCATCATTAGTAGGCAGTGCATCCAAAGTTATAGAACCACCCGCATAATTAGCATACACCGCTTGTAAAATATCAACTGTACCTGATCCAGTAGCTGGATAAGTTAAATCTTGATCAATAAAGCGTATGATGCCTTTAGCAAGAACAAAAGTCTTTGAAGTACCAGACTGCCCAAAGTTAGATGCTAATACATAAGTTGGATTAATTACTCCAACACCATTACAGATAGAGCCAACCTGATTGGTATTGCTACTATCTATTTGATTGTAGTTAGAGAAATAACCAGCTATTCGTTGATCTTTACCTTGATAAAAGGTATTCATATTATCAGGATTTACGTTTTGTTGAGTTTGAAAATGCTCATTCGTAAATTGACTATCAAGAATATCTGCCATTAATTTAACCTATCCCAAGCCGTAGATTGTGATTCAGGTGGAGTGCCTTTAACAGCATTAGACTCACCATTTAAAATAAACAGTTTAATTGCACCACTTTCTATTCTAGTAACCATAGGATTAGCCTTGTAGTAAGTGCCAACAATTGTTTTCTGTTTATAACTTACATTACTTTCCCAATGTCCAGTCCACATGCCTAAATTATTAGACGTAATAGATGGTGTACTTGCAAAAGCTAAGCCAGAACATAAAGCAAGAGTAAGAAGTGCGTTTTTCATTAGATTCTCCATTAAAATTACATTTTTTCTGGCAAGCTGTATTATAACATAGCTCAGCAGTATTAAAGTAGATTAAGTTACCTCAATCGTAAGATTTTTCATTATTCGTCCAAGATATGCTCTACCTGTATATGTTCCAGCAGAACCAGACGTTAATGTTTCTATTAGATTATCTAAGTAACCAAATGCAGCCTCAATTTTATCATCACTATAGAACTGCATGAAATTATTTATATTATCTAAAATAACAGTACCAGGTGAAATAGTGTAAATTGGTGTAGTGGTTATCTCATAATCCTCATTAGCACTAATCTGTACAGTTATATCATCGCCATTAATTACTACTCCGCCATTATTAATATTTAATTCAAAGTTTGTAATATAACCTATATTTCCTAACGAGCCACCGTAGCCTAATGTCTCAGTTAATCTGTCAGGTGTATACTGTATGCATACTGTGCTTGCTTGTCTTGGATCACCAAGATACGTATAAGATAAATAAGTTAATCCAAATTCATTAATTGCTTGATTAAGCGTATAGGTATAGTCTACGGTAACTTTTAAATGAGATGGAGTTAATTTAACAATAAATGTATTTAGTTCTGCTTTAAAATCATCAGTAAAATTAGGCGCATCAGGATTTACAGGTAATTCATCTGGATCTGTAGCATATAGGATATACACCTTAAATGCTAGAGCGTTCACATCATCTGAAACTGGACTTAAATAACATTCACCTAAAGAATTATTGTCTAATATAAATGCGCCTGTATAGTCAGTAATATGCTGGCTAATTAAAGCGTAATAGTTATAACCTAAACGCTGATAAATATACTCAGAAATATTCTTAGCATAATAATAAGCGTTATTATCATTGTTCATAGCCACACGATACAATAATCTTAAAAGCAAACCATAATTAAAGCTATTAGACATATTGTTAGTATTATTTAAATACTGCTCCCAAGCTGTAGAACCCCCGCTTGGATAGATGTTGCCTCTAATAGTGTTTAAGTCTTTAAAGACAGCGTTAGGAACATCTGTAGTGCCTACCTTAGTGGTTATTTTGCTATTGTCATATAAAGCAAATAGCTGTGCCATAATGGCTTTACTTTCGTTTGCTTGATTACTTTTAGGCTCTCTGGTATAGAATGATGGTAGTAGTTGATTGTATATTCTTAACAACCGTTGCGGGTTCATGCTTAAAAATGGCTGTACTAAGGCTAATGATTGATATAGTATAGTTATGCTATCATCATCAGGGTCGGTATATACTAGCTTAAGATATACAGATTGAGCAGCACTGTTACTATTTAAAATAATTACATTATAATTGCCAGCATTACGACTAACTATAGATGTGCCCTCTTTAATAGTGATAACTAAATCAGTGCTAGTTGTTATATCTATTAATTGATTGTTTGCATTAATATATCCAACCGTAAAATAATTATTTGTTTTCAGGTAAAACGGTTGATCTTTATAATAAAATTGTAAGCTAGACATATTTTTCTCTATTAAGTATATTGTGCGATAGTAATAGCGTTTGAATCTACATCTATATCATAGACTAAGTAGCCCTTACTATCAAATATTAATTTATTATTATTTTGCAGGTCAGGGACTTCAATATAATCGCTAGTTGTTACGCCTTTTGTATACACTATAGTAATACCTGTTATTAATGATGCATAATTACCAGTGAAATTATCTGTAGCGCTTAAACCCTCCATGATAATTCGTTGTAGGTCATCAACTTTGATATAATTGCCTAATAAGTCTTCTCCATAATATACTGGATTACCCTCATATGGGGTAGTTACTATGCCACGCCTTAATTCCCGCAAGATAAGATTCTTAGCGGTTAGCTGCTGTGTAGTACCGTCTGCATTAGTAATAGTAACATTACTGCTGAGATTAAAGCCGTAAGCTAAAGATACGGTAATAGCTATTGATTGATCAAGATTCATATTAAGATTGTCATCACCATTATCATCATAAATCACGTAATAAGTATCTGCTGATATAACTAATGGGCTGCTATTTACAGGAACTTGAGAGTTTATATAGGTCTGTACTGTAGCAATATCTGTACTATTTACACTACGGTTATTTGGGCTTTGAGCAAAGTCATTATATACGTCGCCATCAATAAAATAGTTTTTATCTGCATTGCCCTCTAATGCTACAGGATATAAAATAGCTGAAGTAGACACACTGGCATCCACCACTTCAATTCCAGTAATTCTTGATAAAGCCAAAAATCCCCACTTGATATAATCTCCTGAACTACCGCCACCGTGTGGATTTTGTATCCAATCATAAATACGGATAGCTAATAATTGGTCGCTCTCAGTATTGCTACCTGGTGTTAATCCAGTATCAGGTATAGCAGCATCGGTAATAATATATGGGTCAGTAGAAGTAGGAATGCTTAGCTGTGAATCAAAAGTTATTTGGCTAGATGGAGATGATACCGTAGATGTGCCAGTATTAATTGACTGTATATTCACTTCTACTAGGCTTCCAGATGATGCTACAGTTAAATAACCAGATGAATTAAACTCATATTCTATCCCATTAAGCAATACTACATCAGTTAGAGTTATATAACTTACTCCAGATAAAGAGCTTTCTAAAACTGTGTCCGCTGGTATAGTGTAATCACCGTCTGGGATAAAAGAATCGCTTGGAGTGCCATAGAGGTACACAGTTCCTGTAGTCGGTAATGCCCCCATACGAGGCGTCATGCCTAATTCTGCTGCATGTTTATCAATATAGGGTACGGTAGCACTAACAGGGAATATATTGTTTTCCACTAATTGGCTATCTTGAGCAACCATAGTACCCATTGCAGCGGTTGAGTTTAGTTTAAAGTAACTATCTGTACCCTCTATATCAGGCTGTGCGTTTGGATCTGCACTTTTCCATTGATCATAGCCTAATTGAGTTAGCTGTGTTTGTGTTTGAGTTGCCATTATGTTGTGCCACCTTTATAATTTAGCGGTAAAGAATATGAATTACCGTTAACGTCAACTATATTTACAGTGAAATCCACAAAGAATCCTACTATTGCATTTACCTGACACTGCATTCCCTTTAATCTTTTTTGAGATAGCATGGGGTTTAAACAATCTTGGATAACCTGTATTACATTATTAGCAGTAACATTGCTAGTACCTTTTGCAAATAGATTCTCAAGCAAGCTACCAAAAGCTGTATCTGCCCACCATGTACCTCTTGGAGTGAAGATTCTGGAATAAGCCTCCATGACTACTTCATTGATATTTTGTACAATACCATTTTTCATTACTAAGTTTCCAGAATTAATATCAATATATGCTGATAAAATTGCCATATTAAGAACCTATTAATTTTCCATCTTTGTTAATATATGTAGGTGATGTATTAGCATCACTACCAAAAAAATTCTGATCATCCGTAATGGCATCCGTTAGCGCAGGGGCAATTACTGCCCCAGTGGGAGAACCGCCGTTGCCATTTGAATGTGTATGATTAGGATACGTATTTACTAAAAAACCTAGTATATCTATTAAAGCCTTAGCTGCGTTATATCCAATAATTATACCAGTTTCTTTAACCCCGCCATCACCATTGAAAGTAGCAAGCATTTGCTCTTTAAATATTTTAAGCGCTATTCCAGCACTAAATACCGCACTCTCATTACCAGCATTTGTTATGGGCGTGCCCTGAAATAACAATGGGCACACTTCTTGCGTACTATATATTCCCAGCACTCCCGTGCTCGTGTATGGGCTACCCACGCTTGAATAAGAGCATGATTGACCTATACTAGGGGTACATAATATACCTGCTGGCAGTGATAGCGGCTGGTTGGTGTAAGTCTTGCCTGCGCAATCAGTAAAACTTACAGTACATAATGCACTAGAACCGCTCTGATTAATTATTACTTCCGTAATTGTGCCTTGAAACTGCATTATACCCTCCCTTATAGATCTGCGCTATCAATAAGCTCTATTTTATCACACCATAAACCTGTATAAGTATAAGGCTTGCAGAGACGTAATGTTAACAACTGAAATGAAGCGCCATTTTGATCTTTATCTAATTGAATTTTAAATCCATAGCAAAAGTATTGCCTTAATCCATCAAATACATTATTAGATGTTGGTGGTAATATTACAAGCTGATTAATTGGAATAGTTCTAAAGGTATTTTTAGATGGTAGATAAGTATATTTAATTGGTATAGTAATCTCAATTAGCATATCATCTTTTAGTGATTCAGCTAATGATCTCAAGCCATAAGAAGCAGTACAATATTTTATTGGTTCAAAAACAGTATTGCTGCCCTTAACCTGTAAAGATGCTTGATTACCATCAATGGGGTATGGTGTTTGAAGACCAGGAATGCTATTACCTTGACTAATAAATAACATAGTATTCAATAAGCCAGCATTATAGCAAATACTATCACTATCAACAGATTGTACATTAATAATTGTTTGCATACCAAGCTGACTAGCGACCATCTCATAAGCACGAGGGAAGAAAGCCTTAGGGGGCGTAATAATGCTCTGCGGTACAGTTGCCTGATTAGTGCTACTGCCGCTGACAAGCTTAAACTGTACCAATGCTTGTGCTAATGTACATAATACTCTATTACTAATAATTGCTGTATTACTAGATCTGCTCATGCCCATAATAGGTACATACGATGTAGTATCTAGATTACCATTTTCATCAGTTGCCAATCCTGCTATATCAAAGTTCCATGCTTCATCTGAATCAAAATAAGCTTGTAATGGAGTTATTACTAATCTTCCTACAAGGTCAACATAAAACACGCGCTGATAAGGATATATAGCTTGTAATATGGTTTGCATTTTATTGGATGTTGGTGGGGTAGATACAAATAACCATGAATCATATATCAAAGCACTTCCAGACGATGCAGAGATGCTGCTAACTTCACCATTTGCATCTTTTACTACCGATACTTTAGAAGTGGATACAACCTCTGATTGACTATTAGTAATTCCACCATAAAAGTCTATACCCACACCTAAAGTAGCTAAATAGGTTTCATCTACTAATTGACTAATTAAATCACCTAACTGTAATGGCTGAGACATTTCATTGGCTAACGTTCCCTGTATGTTTTGCTCTTCACTGTTATTTACTAACATACTCTGAGCTAAAATATTACTATAGCCACCCAAGCTAATCGGGATGGTTGTACCCTGATTGGTGCTTATAATTTGTGATCGCTCAATTCTACCTGTAAACACAGTTTGAATAATATTGGGGGCTAACGAATTATATAAGCTTATAGTCATTATATCACCACCCCTAAATATATCTAATATAGGATCAGTGAAATTAGGTGCATTATCTGAGCCACCGCTATACGATATACTGCTATTTTTTAATCTAAACATTAATGAGGCAGTAGATAGCGGATTAAATATACTAAAATCTATATTTAACGGCATATCTAATACAACTTGCGTATAATTTGCTGACACATCTCCATTATCGCTTTGTAAAATCATGGTTTGTGTATTAGCCGTACCATTTATATCAAAGATAATTTTATTGATTTTGGTAGTACCATTGGTGTTACCAGGGGAATTGCCATTAGTAAGCAATAAGTAATTACCCTTAGCACTTCCGTCGCCACCAGTCATAAGTGGCTGTATAGTTATAGTCCAGCTTGGATTAAGAACGTTGCTATCTATCATAGCACACCAGAAGTAGATTGATTAACTGGCAGTAATAGTTTAGTATCTTTCGGTATATATACCACACTTTGTAAAACCCCCTGATTGAGTAACATGATTTTTTCTACTTGATTAGTATAATTAAGCCCCTCCTGAATGCAGATATTAAATAAGCTAGTATCAAATGGCACTGTATATTCTTTAGTAGAACCATAATATGCATTTAATAATTGATTACATAATTCTGCCATATTAGCATTTAATGAAGTTAGATTAGCGATATTTTCGTAAATTAAGATATTATTAGTTATATTTATAATGCTTTTAGTAATATCAATAATGCCATTGACGAACTCCATTAAGGCATTTACATTATTTGGCGATAGATTACTGCTAAAGAAATATATCCCACCTACAGTATTAGAAATGGTTGCTGTAGTATTATTTAATACAGTATTGATATAGCCAGTTGGGGCTAGATTATTTACTAACTTCTGAGTAAGATATACGCATATATTTGTAGTATCAACTACACTTTCGCTGGCAGCTTTTAGATTTTGATTCAATTGGTTAGTATTTCCACTTGTGCCACTGGTGCTAGTAAATGACTGATTAATTGCAGTATAGCTACCCCATACCTGGTTTAAATCGGTTATCAATGTTAAGATAGAACTAATGATAGTGTCTAGCTTACTAATGATATTGGAGTTTTTGTTAATAATCGCATAAACAGGAGATAGAGATTCAAACAGAAATGCTACCCTAGCACAACGCCATTGGGTTGGAGAATGAAGTACCTTATAATCTCTTAATAAGACATTCGGGATAGTTCCATATACTGGATGAACTAATACATGTAAAGCATTTTTATTAGTTTGATATACATATGAATCATTTTTAAAGTTTTGTAAGATATTAGTTAAGGCTTGCTGATACGATGCTCCCCAAATGAAGCATTCAATTTCCATTACTTCGCCATTCCATCCCCCTGATTCATAGCCATTTGCATTATTAAAAAATCTATATATAGACAATTTCTGACTGCAAGAATCACGAACACCGGTAGAAGTTACATGAGTTCCAAAAGGTAGGCTAGTATTATTAGCTAAATCATCTGAATCGGGCACTATGCCCAGAGCACCCTGTACTGCGGTTGCTACTCCAGCGGCTGGATTATATTTTTGATTTAAGTTATTCCAAATGCTATTTAAAGTAAAAAATACAGTGCCATTATAACTGCCCTGTGATAGCTGCCATGTGTTAACTCCTAAATCATTGGCTACCGATTCAGCTAATGCTAAATCAGTTAAATTAACTGCCATATTATATTCCTGCTAAAACCTTTTCTGCATATTCATTTTGTCCTGTTTTGCGGTAAGTTTCATATGAAACATGTCCGCCATTATACCAGGCAAGCGCACCCTTTATATCGCCATGTGCTAACTGTAAATCTTGATATAATATATCATGAAATACTTTTCTACTAAAATTATCATGCAACAACTGTGCCGCTGTTACTGTATATCCCTCAATATTACTAGCTGTTTGTGGGCGTATTTGATACCTACCAAACGATATAGCTTTACCATTTTTATAGCCATATAACCGTTTTCCACCGCTACTTTCACGGTTTGCCACTAAAGGTTCTAGGCGATCAATTAATGCATCCCATTGTGCTGGATTATTAGGGTCGAGACCCCATTACGGAGTCAGTCCTCCCAGAATATGTGCTTATCCCACTACTGCTGCTATTTAGATTGAGAGATAATAATCTATGGATTACACCCTCGACTGTCTGGGCTAATCTATTCAAGCTATCAGTTGCTATATTACTTGTTTGACTTAAATCTTTTAAGCTAGATGAAGCTGTTGACATATTAAAACCATCGCCGGCATTCGCCCTATTTTGAGCATTAACCGCTGCGTTTTCTGTTTGTTGATATTGGCTTGGCATTATAGAACTGCTCTCAGTGACATTCTTTAAATCGCTTAAACCAGTATTAGCATTCTCTATATTACCACCTAAAATATTACTATTATTAGCAAACAGACTATTTAATGCTAAGTCTGTAGGATTTAGTTTACTTATATCCCCTGAATCTCTAAACCTATTTAATCTATCTCTAGCTGAATTGACTATTTTTAATCCAGCTTTACCAGCGGCAGTATTACTATTTATATCTGAATCGCTAAACCCAAACCCAAATAGTTTAGTCGTCAAGCTCTTTTGAATAATATTCTGTATGCCTCTTTGAAATGGATTTGCACTATTATAGGATTGAAACCCAGATGTCCAATTAGGTGCTGATGTTTGTAGTCTTGCTGCCTGCTCTTGAGCATTAGGCATGCCTAAGCTCTGCAAAACAGAAGCTAGGTTAGCACTATTTACCGCATCCATGCCCTGTAGGTTATAAGCTGCAAATATATTACCTGCCCGATCAAGGTTACTGCTACCACCCATCCTACCAGATAAGGTTAGACTTCCTGCTAGTGCCTGTATCTGATCAGGACTCATGCCCGTTGCCAAAGCAAAGTCTGTATATTTATTTAAGTTCATTCTGGATGTTACGCCGCCATATCTGGATATACCTCTGGCAGCGGCTAATTGAGCAGGTCTTTCTATATCAGTCGCTCCACTAGAGTAGCTGCCTGTTCTTGTGTCATAGTCAGGTAAATAGCCTCCTCTATGACTTGCCATATACATACCAGCATTGACATTGTTTTGGATGGCTATACTTCTTGCTAAGGCTTGTTGTTCAGTTTGTGCGCTTGCAGCCGCATTCACTACGCCTGCTGCTACTCTGCCACCAACATATCCAATTGCTGAGCCTACACCAACTCCTACTAATCCAGCACGAGAGCCGATAAGACTGCCAAATGCAGCACCCCTAGTTTCGTAGGATAGGGTTCGACCTATGTTAATACGCTGTTGCTGTAAATTTAATAGGTTAGCATAAGTACCGCCATATTGATAGCCATTTGTAAAAGGATTAGCTCCCCCTACTGTAGTACCCACCTGACCAAAATTAGTATACAGAGAGGCGGCTGTTGAGGCTGCATCAGTAAGGATTTTACCTATGGATAATGCGCCTGCTACTTTAGATATGTTGGCAAAACTTAATAATGACTGATTAGGCGATTTATCACTTCCTGTGATTTGAGATATTAAGCCTTGATAATCTTGACTCTTTGGTTGTCCTATACCCATTGCATAGTTAATATTATGCTGAAACACTTCTGCATTATGTTTTTTTCTTGCTGTGGTTATAACATTTTCATTTTTTAGGCGTTCTGCTGTTATTCTTTTCTGTGTGGCTATTTCCTCTTGTGCTCTTTTGCGTGCTAGGGCAGACTGTAATTTATCGTGTTCTTTTGCATTAGCCTCAATCTCTGAATCTAACTTACGTTCAGCAGCTTCCTTTTCTTTCCACATGCTATTAAGACGCTGATATTTAGTTGTTTCTGATGAGCCATTAGTATGTGATCTCCATGCTGCATCTATTTGTCTTTGTATATCTTTTGAACTAGATGAGGATGCACCTGTGGATTGCTTAATATTATTAACTAAGCGCTCCATTAAAGAGTTAGTTTTGATTTGATTATTTGCTAGTTTATTGATAGCATTAACAATCTCTTTACTATCCATAGTAGAGGCTGAATTGCCACCTCCACCTATATTGATTGTCATGCTGCTATCAACCATCTTATCTTCTTCTTATGATTTTCGATTGTAGGGCTTTAGATTGCTGCTTCTGTTGCTCCTCTTTAATCTCAAGCTCTAAGCTTCGGTTATTGAATCTTCTAATGATGTACCAAACTGTATATTTCCCTTTAGTAAGATTATCATCTTCCAAAATCCTTTCGCTACTTTCTGTGATTGAAATAAATCTAATCCAGTCAACAAACGATCCACTTCTTCCTCTGAAGTTTTTTTTTCATCAGTAGCTACAGCAATAAACCGCTCTAAATCCTCAGCAGACGTTTCATCTGGCGAGCAGTTATAAGTATTCTCAATTATTGAATAAGCTTGCCACATGCGATCAAACTGCGCCTGCGGTAACTCGGCTATATCGTTTTCAGTCATTCCACGATATGCAGGATTATCATACCCTTTTAAATCTTGACGTGGTATATATACACTGGTTGCAAGACTCAATACTTTGCGCTGTAACATAATATCATACATACCATTTATAGCTTTTAACAACGGACGCTTTTCCATTAGCTCCATAGTTTCTAATTGTAATGATTCAAATTCTTTAACCGTAAGCAATCTAACCTTTTTCTTATCTCCATTAATATTGATTGTATAGGCAAAATATACACCATCCATCATACGCATTACTCTATGGAGATTCCATGCTGGCTCAGCCCCCATGGCGGTTGCAATGTCTGATTTAAGATAACGACTGTCATAAGACTGAATTAATTTAAGATATTCTGTATTCCACTTTATAGATTCGTTTTTTGTTTCCTCAAAATACGCATCTAATCTATCATACTCGGCAGCACGTTTTTTAATATCATTAAGTGTCTGGTTATCAGGACTAATCATCTTTTCTTCCCCTTTGTAAAAATCTGATTAAGTTGTAGGTGGAGTCCACAGGTAAGCATTAATAGCTTTAAAGTGTGCTGGCATTTTAGCATTTTGCCCAGAGCCAGGAAATGACCATCCCATACTGCCCCACGCTGTACCAATAAATATTAACATCCATCCGCCATTATACACATCTTCATTATCAGTTGTTAAATAATTGCCTGTAGCCGCAGTAAGAGCTATTTGAATATTACTGTTATCATAATCCAACTGATCAAGTCTAGGCGGTGCTTCACTACTTACTAATGCAAGCTCTATGCTAACATCTATTTGCTTATTACCAGTTACAAAGCCAGTCACCAGTTTGTTAGCGCTAAAGCCATTTACTGCAACTAGCTGACCATCCATATTGGCATCACAACCTAATACATAAGCAGGACTATTACCAATTATACTCTGCCCAGCCAAAGTAACATTTACTCGATCAAATAACGAGCCTAAACTATTCATTTAAATTCTCCTAAAATGTTGATACTGGTGAAGCAGTTACAGTTAGATTGCTACCATATAGATTAATCGTATATAAGAAACCTAAAATAGCAGCATATACTTGTATAACCAGCGTTTCATTAACTAAAAACGGATTGGTTGAATTCTGTTTTACGTTTAAATATTTATTATTAGTAGCCGTATTAATCAATACTTTATCAGTTTGCATCTGATTTAAATCAACAATTAAATCTGCCACTAAAGCCTGGAATTCATCAGAGTATTGTTTACCGCCAGTGTAGATTTTATTACTAGGATATAGTAATCCTTTCATAATATAATCTACTGCCTGGAATATATATTCTGGATATAAAGCATTATCGGGACTGCCGTTAACCTTTAATTGGTTAGTAATTACAAATGGGAACAAAGCTATTGAATCGCTATTTACACACACACAATTCCAACCAGCTTTTTGAATTTGATCAGCAACATTACCATCAGCATATACCAAGCCAGGAGTAGCACCAGGAGTCTCATCATCTGGGGAAGTGCAGGGTAATCCACTCATGAGCAGATTAACCAATGATGAAATCGAGGCTGCATTCCCAGCGGTATATGCATTATTGCCAAACGCTACAGCGGAAGCCGCTGAGGTTACCCCAGCAATTATAGGTATACTGTTTGAATCAGCAGGAGTGTTTACATAATTATTATATATAGGTAAATAATACAGAGTACCAGTAGAACCAGTTATAGCTAACAGAGTATCTGCTGCTGTATCTTCACTCGTAATAATGCTAGGGTCTACCTCAAATATAAGCTTGGCTAAACCCTGCCCATTAGTTTTATTGGTAGCAGCATTAATTTCTACTACAAAATCAGTATAATCTTTATAAGTAACACTTAGACTGCTTGCACTGGTTACATAACCAGGGATATTAAAATATTGTAGAGACAGTTGCTGTAGAGCAAATTTAGTCTTAAGTAATGAGAATATACTTTGAGATACATCTAGTTGCAACACTAAAGCTTGATCGGTTAAGAATGTTCCCTCAACATTTACCATATTACATATTATATAATTACCTGATAAATAGCTATTATTAACCACACCAGTAACAGTTGCCTCTAAGTCTAATACAAAACTATCGCCTGTTACCATATCACCTATATCAGCAACTGATATAATGATTTGAGCAGCATATGTACCAGTTACTGCCGCAGCAGAAACATATGTACCGTTTACTGGGTTAGTAGTATCATTTACCTCTCCGCTAAATAATGCTTGATTAGCTATAATCTTATTCACTACTGCTATATTTGCATTACCTGATAGGAATGACAGCACTACCGCATCAGGATCGCTGGTATTTACATTGTCAGGCACTAAAGTATTTGTTAGCACAAAATTCTGTGATAGCGAGCTAACACCTAATTTACTAAATGGAATATATCCTACTGGATTAGTGCTGGTACTACTTGCGGTTGGAATTTGTAGCACGGTAGAGCTTCCTGAGCCAGTAACGCTAGTTGGTGCTGTTATTCCAGTAAAAGGTGCAGCCTGTGGTCTACCAACTTGCGTATGACCGCTGTCAGGTAAAATAGTAAACCAAATATTAGGCGATATAAAATTAGTATTGTCAGTATTTTCAAGTAAGCTATTAACTAAAACAGCATAGAATAATAGTACAACAAATGGGTCGGTATATAATACATCAGGATACAATATTTCAGTATCGGTAAACGTTAAAGTTACATTTCCGCCAACTGAAATATCCCCACTATCCCCATTTAAAACTAATACTGCATTATCATCAATTACTGAACAGGAAACATACACTCCAGAATTAACCCCAGAAACCCATGTACCCGTAATCTGATCACCATTAGTTAAAGAATCAATCAATGCGCTAGTGCTATCATTAATATTTTCAAAGGTAACAGTTAATATCCCATCTCCTACAACTACTGAGCTTGCATCATATAAAGTAGTAGTGTTGGTGTACCCTGACTGTACTGTAAAGCCAGCAGACTGAAAGTAACTTAGTAATGCTTGAGAATCGGTATTATATTGCGCTGGCAATAAATATGGTCTATAATATTCATATAGAGGAATACCAGATGCTGGTTTAACTGGCGCTAAATAGGTTTGTCCAGAGGGAAGCAGTCTACCTCCTATTATCCATTCATTATTAGTAACTCCACCATTACCAGTTGCAGAGTTCTCCTCTAGCTTACCTTGATTGGTAGGAACACGAGTAGTTGTATCAAATTCATTTGCTGCCATATTATTAGCCCTCTATTATAAGTGATTCAGTATCGTTAATATTTTTAACCTCAATATCATATTCGAAGCTATCCATGCTACCATAAACCATTTTATTAGGATTGCCGAAGTTATTAATACCAACAGCCTGCTGTAATTGTGCATATTTTTGCTGACTGATATGATAGTTTACTGTAATCCTACCAAACCACACATTACCTATATCTTTAAGGTTTATCATATATGGTTTCTCGGGTCTGCATGTCTTGGCAAACTCCATCATTGGACTACCAACTTTTTTCTTGTATTCTACTACAGCATCATAAAAATCGCTAATTGGATCTGGAGTAGGCACTAATAAATCATTCATTTTAACCATAAACCTACCGTCTCTGATATACATCATCACTCTGTCATAGGTTTGATCAAAGACCTTACGTCCAAAGGTTCTATCGGCAAAAATGGGAAAATACATATCTAAATAAATATCTCCTATCCAATCCCCTAGGCGCGATTCTAAAGGCGCTCTAACATTATAAATACTCATGCCTGGTATCTGGGAAGCAGTGAAATCATCACGCTCATAAGCATAAATACTTTTATTAAAAACTGTAACTAATTCAGAATTCTGCAAGATAAGACTAGCTACTGCATCAGGTATGTTAGCTGTAGGTAAATAGGTAATCCATTTATCTTGAGCCATTAAACTTAATGCTTTTTGTGAACTGTTCACTGAAGTATCTGTCATGATCTACCTAAATTTCTCTGAATTATTTTTGCAGCTTCCTGTGTAATAATTTCTTGCTCATCTTGAGTAAATGTCAGAAAGTCTCTTCCATAATACTGAGTAAGGCATTTTATGATCTTATCTTCTAACCCATCGAAAGTACATGTTATTATTAACTGACTTCCTGTATATTTTATATCTATTTTGCAGGAGTCTCTAAGCGTTCCTGAGGCATAATTAAATGCGGCAGGGTTGCTATATTCTTTTCGTATCTTTCGCCTAATGGTATCTGGCTTTAAAGGTTTCCAGTTTGCACCTAATTTACCACTTTCACTAAAGTAACTTCGCTTTAATGTTAAAACAAATTCTCTTAATTCTGCTATAGATAGGATTACTGCCTTATCTTTATTCACCAGCGCCTCTTGCCATTACCCCAATACTGCCAGCTATTATTAGGATTGGTCAAGTGTCTCTGAGACCTAATCCCTATATTACTGCTTGCTACGCCTATACCTGCGACCATAATAGGAGGCAATCCTGCAACTTCATAGAATGCAGCAGTAGGATTCAGTTTTAACCCTATCATTGGTGGATTAACAAACATACCCTGTTTATTGCGTGCGGTTTGAGTGTCAATAAATTCAGTTAGATTCTGATCCAGATACTCAATAAAGCTTTCGCCACGTATACCCGTACTATCACCAAATGAAGTACGCATTATTAATATGGCTGCCCGCCATGTACACGCATCTATAATAGCATCTTGCGTACCCTCATCTGATATATCATTAAAGGTATCACCATCATCTGCCGTAAATGGCGTCTGATACAGCCTACTTAATTTACGCTCTATATAGTTTTCTGCATTCTTGATATAACCGAGAAGCAAATTATCATTAGGAAATCTGCTATCTGAGTTACTATACCCAACCTTAGCCCCAATTTCTTGCTTAACCGCATCAATGCTGGTATACTTAGGGTTGTATATTAAACTCATATTATTCTACAGCTTTATTACCCTTGTTCTTTTTACTTTTAGACGGCTCTATATTTACCTGCGGCACGCTAGGTTCTTCCTCTTGTTCTTCAACGGGTAGATTTAATATCTTAACAGTCTCTACTTCTACGGATGCAATATCTCCAGATGGCACACAGACAAAATGCTTAATCTTACCGACTAAAGTAATATCATTAATTTTAAAATAAAACTTAGTCATCCCACGGTCTACACCTTTATCAACATAGCCTAGAAAGTCATCTCTTTGAGCAAGCTGTTGAAAATTACTTGCATCAGCAATAATCATAATTATTACCTGACCACTAACCTCAACCTTACCAAAACGTATGGCACGGAAACGTTTAATATAGCCAGTATTTTTAATCTTTAAATAATTTAATGCATTTTGAGTATCAGTCATATTATCTTACCCCTAAATTTAATGGAGTAATTTTCTTAAAGCTAATAGTACGTCTAATGTTTTTTGTCTTTTCCTCTGCTTCCTTGCGATCTTCTACAATGTACGCTACTTCATGAGTTTTTACATTGTTATCAATTTCCTGGTCACTAAAGTTACGTAATCTCATCATTTCATTACCACGATCATCCCAGTAAGCTTCATATTTTTCATTAATATATAATTCAGCTTCCTCACGGGTCATTTTATAAGCACGACCTGGTTGAAAATACAAGGTAGAAATCCCTAACTTTGTTAAAGCAGCATCACGTCTACCTTTAGCACCTAAGCCTGAAAATGCAGCAACATTAAAATTAGGTGTCTTATTTAGCTTATTAAACTCAGTTTTTAACTCATCAGAAAATGTCTTATAGAAATCCTCTGGTAACTTTTTATTACGCATGCGATATTGAAACCGCACGGTAACTTTATCCTGAGCTGTAGTAGTAGTTTTTAAAGTTTCTTGCATAATTCTTCCCCTTTCAATTAAGCAACGTCAGCAATTTTAACCACAAAAGTATCATATGGACGCCTAGGACGTACACCACCTAATGCGGTCAATACCGCGTATATTGATGGGTTAACAGCCCCCTGGAATGTGTTGCTACCTAAAGTATCAACGATAGTCATTGCAGGAGCACCCTTAGCATTCATTAAGCCACCATTTTGAGCAACTGGTTGGTAAGCAAATTCAAATGCCGGTCCGGTTTTCTCAGTAGGTATAATAGTACAAATGGCGTATCCATCTGGCATTACGGGTACAGCTTCTGGATAAGTTTCACCAGAAGTAAATGAAGACGAGCTTGCATTACCAAAAGGATCATTTTCATCAGGATAGTATGATGCATTAGTGATCCATACTTCTTGATCCATACCAGTTAATAGGTACTTCATTATACTTTCAAAGGTATTAACTGTACCAGAACTAGGATTTACTACTAAAGTATTAGCGTTTAAATACTGACTTAAATTAGTAACATTAGGATGTTGGTTAAATAAATCTTGCGTACGACCATTCATTAACCATGCAAGTTTATAGCCACGTTTATAACGATACTGATGCATGTCAATAGTATCAATCATATTTAGCATTGGAAACACATCATCACCGCTTGGTGTTAAAGTGAAGTTAGCTGGGTCAACAGTACCAATATAACCAGTTAAATCATTCCAGTCGATGATGTTTGAATTAGGTATACCTAGAGGAATTACGTTACCCCCATAAGTAATTTGGTTATTAATAATACTATATACTAATTGTAGGTCAACTAGAGTAGTATGACGATGCCACAACTGCTCTTGAGCCAATGCAAATATTAATGCAAAGCCACGTAATGATATATCTTGGTTACCATACTGACGCACAAATAATGCTAATTGCTGATCAAACTGAATGTATTCCTGCCATATTTGACCAGTCCAGATAGATGTTGTAATGTTTCGTGGTTTTACTCTATATGGCTGATCATTTAAGCCAGACTTTTGAGCCGTAACACCTTGAATTGGATCAACGGTATCTAGTAATAAATTCTGTGCACCATAATTAGTTATAGGGAACAGTTTTTCAAGTTCTGGCGCTCTTGAATCTGGCGTAACCATATAGATTAAATCAGTAATCAATGAGGTTTGCTGTAATAGCGGATCACCCTCTGAGGCGAATTTAGCCGTCTTACTGCTAAACTTTAAGCTGCTATTAGCCCGTAAAGGGCTAACCCGATCAGCAGCACTTAAAGAGTCTAGAGCATTTGGGGTATCTGATAAGGCATAGAATGCTCTTAAGAAGTTTGGATTGATATTATCATCAGTAAATCCGCACCGTCTTAACGCAGCTTCAATTACGTCAACACGTTGCCCTTTATCATGAATTTTACCGTGCCTAGTAATTTCATCGTACAAATTGCGTACAACGCCCTCAGTACGATTACGTTGTTGTAAGCCATTATCTAAATTTGCCATAATTAAAACCTCTTCTATTAAGCTATGGTTGGAGCAGAAGCGCCAATAGTTTGTTGGAATTGTACATATAATGTTTGTACGCCATTTACAGAAATATAACGCTTAGTAGCGCCGCCAGCAGTAATTATTGCATCAATTTCCTTATATGCAGTAAAATCATCCTCAGTGGTAGTGCCATTATAACCAATTAATCTGCTATAAGGCACAAGCATACCTGCTGGAGCGGAATAAGCTACAGGCACTGCTAAAGCACCACTTGCACTAGCTGTAGCATAATCTACCTCATCACTAAATAAGAATCCAGCAAATGTACCATAATCGGGGTCTCCTGCATCAGCATTATAAATACCCACTAAATTTTTATTAGTTTTAGAATAACCAACTAACACATAATTATCATAAACGGTTACTGCACTACCTGCACTTATTGCAGCTAATGCATAAGATTGAGTTAATGGCGCATCACCAATCAAGCCTTGTTGCGTAAAGGTTTGTTGGGCAAAATTTTGATTATTTTGTGGACGAAAATTGCTCACTGTTAAACTCCTTTAAATATTATTAAGCCAATCTAGTTGCTAGGTCTTGCACTTGTTTTACAAAATCACTAACACTAATTCCTGGATTCTTTGAGCTTTGGAGTTTAGCCATCTCGTCTTTTAGACCAGTATTAGCATTTTCTAAAGCAGCCTTTTCTTCTTTAACCTTGGCTAATTCAGCCATCAGCTTTTTACTTTCTTCGCCCTTACCGCCATCCTGCTCTACTTCATAGTCAGATAAAGCACTTAATGAGCCTTTTTCCTCATCTTCCATGAGTTTGCTGAGTTTCTCACGATATTTCTTACCCATCTCAGCATCGCCTTTATCATAGCAGTCACTCATCTTATTGATAAGTTCTTTTTTGTGGCGGGCAAATTCTTTTTTGTCTTCATCCTCTTCGCTTGAGCCTTTAGCAAGCTGAGTGCCTAATGCTGCATTGGTGTCTGTAGCTGGCAGGTTTCTTAGGATTTCTTCTGTGCTGTTACCTTTTAATTCGGTTGACATTTTATCTCCCTGAAAGTAGATTTTTTTATAAAAGTCTGCATTAGAATCACGTGGAATAAAATTTCCTCTGTGAAATTTCACAGGAAGCATTTCATCTAAAGCGTTTAGTATTTCAACTGCATTAGGCGATTTTAGTAAAGCGCTATTCAATAATCTTGATTCGCCTTTAGTAATTTTGCGTCTCTTACATAGTATTACTAAACGTGCATTAATTCCTATTTGATGTTCTAATTCAACGATTCTGTTTTGCTTAAGGCGTATTGTATCAATATTATGAAACAATTTCAATGCGATTTGCTCTGATGAGCCTGTTTTGGCAAAATATCCTTTCCCCAATATTGCTAATGCTCTTGCATCCGCACCTTTAGTTACCCAGCTTGTTTCGATGTGCTCAAAGGTATTTAGATCAAATTGAATTGATAAATTTATAAGTTGTTTACCGAGTTGTTTGATATAGTCAGGGTATATGCAGCCTATACCAAAGATACCATGCCCGCCATCAGATAGCTCTTTAACAGAGAATCTACCTTTATGATGACCAGTAGTTACACCGACTGTGCCTGCCAAATGGTCTTGTTGGATGGGGGCGTTACGATTTATAAACTCATTAACATCTGCGGGAATTGTACGCCCTGCTGATCTATCTATTTCATAAGTTTTAAGTAGATCTTCATTATATTTACGAGTGATATTATCGAGCATACTTTTATCAACTGTTACTGCCGTACCATGCATATCAACAAATTCACCAGTTGTAAGGATACGCATAGGTATTTCGGCTGTTTCATTAGCATTATGAATAATGCCACCAATTTCAACGCCTAATTTTATAAATTTAGTCATATTATAATCCTTCCGTTATGCTACGTTTACTATATAAATCACCATCTGATTTAGTTTCTGTTTTACTGGTAGTATCTTTATTTTGTTTAGGAACTAAGCCTAATTCAGCATCTTTTGCTCTAGCTGCCTGTAGCTCTTTAAACTGCGCTTCATCTAATTCAGGATAACCTAAGGTTTTATAAATAAAGTTTGCCTGCAACATAAAAGAGGGAGACATATATCCATTTGTAGACATTTCAGAAAATATCTTAGATTCTTTCTGTCTATCTTCTATGGATAGTGGTGAGGTTTCAAAATAACCGAAATCGGTTATATGCTTACCAAAGTTTTGTTTAATATAATAAGCCATAATCTGACCGATTAAAGCATTCTCAACTATGTCTTTACCAATAGCGGTCATAGTACGAATATAGATACTATTTTGTGTAGTCATGCCTGCATATGATGTAGAACTATCATATATACCTGCTGGATTAAGCATGGCTTTTTCAATTCTAGCTTCTTTATATTTATTCGCTTCATTGAATGCTTTAAAATCTGCCTGAGTAGATATAGCTTCTACGTGGAAGAAGTCATCTTTCATGCCTGATAGAATGATAGCGCTTTCTGACGTCCAGTTTTGCATAGCATAATACAGAGCTTCAACTGCTGGAATTGAATTACCATCGCCCATATCAACAGTTGCCATATTATCGGCATAAGCTACTAATAGAGGGTTGGCAAAACGGGCAAAAGCCCCCAGTTCAAGGTTTTCTAAGGTAGTAAGCCCCATCCATTCATCAAATAGGGAGCGGGCTAGAGAGTAACCGTAAGGATTAATTTTGCCATTGATACGGTCAAACACATAATGTACGCATTCCTCTTTATTAAGTTGATATAAACCCCATTGATTAATGAGATAGGAGCGCAGGGGGAATGTTAAATCACCTAAGCTAGAATATGGGTTTAATTCTGCACCAAACATATCCTGATTTAGATTAAATAAATTATTAAATGACTGCCCACTGGATAAGATGTTTTGTACTTGTCCTAGCGGAACGCCATATACATATTGGTATAAATCTTCTACATCGCCCTCTGCGGTAAGGGTAAAAGCGGTAGAGATTGGTGGGGTATGTGCCATTTCAGACATCATAAGCTCACCATCCTCATTGACAAATGACTGCATACGCCCTATAGCGTTACCCTGAATCATAGATGTCATTAATTTAGCTGTAACATCTGCGACCCCGCCACGCACAGTTTTCCAGAAGCGCAACCCATAATCCTGGATATGTTTTTCTGGGTGTTTGTAACCACCTATACCACTAATTACTGTTGATACATTAGTCTCATGGCATCGGCGCACTACGTCATGGGTTTCTACTATACGAAAGAGAGTTGACTGATTAACTGAACATGGATTTACTGCAAACCTACCCATATTAGTACCAACGAATGGTACTTTAGTGCCATTAGAACCAGGTTTCATGAGTTCATTAGCACCGCTTTCCCAGTCCATTTCTCTAAGCTGATTGGTTAATGGGTCATAGCCCTTTGCAAGGGCTAGAGATTCTTTAAATGACTTATTTTTTATGATAGGAACGATTACTCTTTTTTCTTTAGCGAGTTTATCCTTATCTGCAATATCCATAAGGCTGACCGGTTTATGTGATTTTTTATGTAAATCTATTTTTTTATTCTTTATAGGAACAGTAATTTTATTCTGTTTTTTCATCTTCCGAGTTTTCCTCTTAAGTTAAAGCCATTTGCCATATGTATAGGTCTACGTATATTATTTCTAGTGCTAAGCTGGTAGGACATATTATTACCAACTTTGGGCATATCTATAGGTATATTACAATTTAGCCTACCTTGAGGCACTGCCCGCATAAACTTTTCCATTTCGATCAATGCTTGCACAATAGAATCCACATGATCATCTTTAAAGGCATCATCTGATCCTGCATAATCCTCACCAGTAAAGTTAATAAACTGTTTATAAACTTTAGCAATTTTCGGATTAACCGACTTATGCGGGAACACAATCTGACCATTTTTAAAGTAGCATTGTACACTATATGCCCGTTCATATTTGCCTATTTTACCACCAGTAAGGTTTTCATTGATACCTGAAGCAAACTTACCACGAGGATTAAACATTCTACATCTAATAAAATATTCACGAGTAAGGATGGTATACAGACTCATACCATTAGCACTATCTTCGAGCAGGACAAAATCATAATCAGGATGGCGAGAGACTAACTCAGCTACCTGCCTAGCCTGTTCAATAACATCAATCATATTAAGAGATAAGGTTTCTACAATATACACTTTAGGCTTCTTAAACCCTAATACATTTACTGCGCAATCATCGGTTTTCTTGCCCTGTTTACCATTATTAGGGTCTATGGTAATAATCTTTTTCTGGAAGTGATCTGGTTCTTGCATATACCATTGAAAGTCATCTGGATGGAACAATTTCTTAGCAAAGTCTACAACTATATTTTGGCATTTAATCTGCCACATGAGAGGAGCTAATGCTTTCATATCCAGGTAATAATTCATTTTTAGTTCAGGGAACAAATATTCTCCTATTTTTCTATGGTCATATGGATAATCTCGTTCATCCTTTTGAGCATTAAATACTATATTTTTCCAGCCTACCATGGGTTCATTATTTTCTTGTTTTTCTTTGATATGGCGTTCTAACCTACCTATTACATCATCTGGATGCCACCATGTGCCAAAGAGTAGCATAATAGTATTTTTTTGTTGACGAGAAAGGATATTACCAAGAAAAATATTCCATCTAGATTCATGAATAACTGGACTATTAGCTTCTTCAAATCCGTTAAACAAGTCATCCATAATAATCCAGTCATAGGAGAAACCTACTGCACCAGATGTGATACCAAATCCAGATAGCCCACCCTGATACCCCTCAGGACTATTTGCATTAGTAAAATGAGATACACTAAGTTTCTGCTGTCTTTTTTGGGATATTTTAAGCTCTAAGGTTAAATCATCGGGCAATTTAAACTCAGGAAATATCTTTCTATATTCATCTGAGCTTACAATTCTTAGAATATCACTACAGGGTGTTTTAGCTCTTTTATCTGAATAGGTAATATATGCACCTCTACCATTAGGATACTTACCTAATAGGTATGAAGCTGCACATAAACCAGCCAACATAGTTTTAGAATGCTGATCAGGCATACGCAGTATCATTCTTTTTAGGTCATTTGGATCATTAAATACACCATCTAACTCATCCATAATAACATGTTGAAACCAAGCGAATTTAGCTGTTTTATCCCCAGTAATAAAGGGAAGCATTTTGGCGCAATAAGCTGGAAATGAGTTACGGCAGTTTTCGATCTGAGCCTTATATAGATATTTTAACTCTTGTTGAGAGATAGAATTATTTTTATATTTTTCTTTTAATTTATCTATTACAGATTGATCATACTGCTGCATTTAGTAAAATCCAATCCGTAACAGTTGATAGAAAATCGGTACAAAAGAAAGAAGTATTATTAGTATCACAGTTATTAACATCAATATTGCTATTAGTAATATTGACATATGCCGTAGGAAATGGATAACTCGTATCATTTTTATAAGGATTATAATATGTATATCGAGTAAGTTTAGCTATATTACCTGATGCAAGTAGGATAGTGCCATTTAATAGACCAGTAATTAAGTTTTCATAAGTATATTCAGTAGGCATTATATTCTCCTAGTAAATAGATATTTAAGTCGTTTAAGAAATGGAGCATTTTTAACATAATTTCGTATTGCTTGTAGTTCATCATTAGTAATACTAATAACATGTAGAAATCTAGTAACATTTACAGTTATTGTTTTAAATGCACAATCATAATAAAAAATATCGCCTTTTAATATGGGTTTAATAGTTAATAACTCTTTAACTTCTTGTTGATTAGAAATTTCAACAATTCTATAATCAGCATTTGCTATAAAATACTTATCAGTGAATTCAATAACTGAGTCCACAAATCCTACAACTAAATTATGTGGTGTGATAACTGCATACATACATTTCTCCTTTAAAGTATATCTAAGTTAATATCTTCACTGCTAACATCTTTATTATCATTTTTAGATGCTGATTTTTTCTTATAATCATCTTTAAGGTGTCCACTATCTTTAGAGATTCTAAAATTAAGGTCAAGAGCCTTATTAATTAGAGTAGTAAGAGCCTTAAGATCTCCAACATCACTAAGATTATTAGACAAAGCCTGTACACTTTTATTTAATAAGTCAGCGGTAATATCGGGTACTAGATCTACTGCATATTTCCATTCAGGATATTTCATCCATGATGTTTTGCATGATCCAGGTATTTTATATAATCCAAAGAATCCATCAGAATTAATATAAGTAGCAGCATAATTCATATAAGCCTCAGGATATTCAGGTTTATATTCAGTAACAACATCCTTATTCTCAAAGTTTATATAACCCAAAATATGTTTATATTTACTTTGTTTATCTAAAATATCTAAAGTTGCAGTAAAAGCCATTAATATAAACTCATCCATATTTTTCATACTTAATAGTTGATAATATGTAAGATATAATTCTCTTAGAGAGTTTTTAAATGATTCAGGAATATTAATAGTGCTTAACTGCATATTCTTTCTTTCTATAGCGCTTAGGTTTAGTATAAAACTCTTTACAGTAACTAATAAACATAGGTAATTGATTTTCCAATCTTTGGCGATACGTATCATTAATTTTATCTTTAACAGCTAAAATATTAGTTTGATTCATATTTATATATAGCATTCTACTAACCTGATCACCTTTATGTTTATTAACATTTGGAGCTATATTACTGGTAACTAGGATTTTAGACATAATCTGTACTAAACGTGGCGCTTCTCTAGGTTCACGTATTCCCTGATAGTCTCCTCCAGTGATATTATATATCAACTGATTTTCAAAGATATTAGGATTTTTCAAATCTGCAATAATAAGTAGTCTACATTTATCGAAGTTATCCAGTTTAAATAGGTCTTTATTATCAGCTAAATCCTTAACTGAATGTTTATTAATATTCATAATAAATTTAGTAAGTGCATTACTAACACTTGATTTGCCAGTATCATTATCACCCTGTATCCAAAGTATACGTCTATCATTATCTTTATCATAGAATAGTCCATATATCCAAGACATAAATTGAATACGCATTTTCTCTGTAGAGAATTGACTCATAAATATTATCCAAGCTTCGATATGTTTTTCACAAGCTTTAGGTAGATTAAGATCAATATACAAATGAGTAGGAACGGATACAATATTAGAGATTTTACGTATATCAGAGATAAAATTTACTTTATTAGCCACTGCTTTTTTAAGAGCATTAATTAGAATATAATCTGGTACACTGTATGAAGCCATAGTATTACCACTAATTTGCAGATAGGTAATACATTCTTTCCAAAATTTCTCTAATTTAGTGCTACAAGTTAGAAAATGTAATTGAAACCCCTTTTTTTCAGTTCTAGTATATGCTTCCAGATAGTTATCCACTGGTAAAAAATATATATTAAATCCAGAAGTGATAAATTGTATATGATCATAGCATTTTTTAGGCTGATTACGTTTAGTTTTGCACCATTTATTGAATAGGGACTTATTTTTAAAATATTTCTTAACATAAAGTTCCCATTCTACACGAGTTTTAAGGTCAAAGGCTTCATCATTATAGATAATAGTATAATAATCATAATGTAAAGCACGTTTACTAGCATTATTATAGGTAATATAAGAGCTATTGATACTCATACCATCAACTAAAGTATCAAAGAATTCTTTATAATTAAGGATTACTGGCAGATTGGTCATTGATAAGTTTATCATAAATAGATTTAGAATGCTTTTTCAGCAAATCACAAACTGGATCATTAAGAAACTTAACTAATACATCTATAGTATGAGGTTTAATAGAATAGCCACCCACTATAGAGGCTATTTTATCAATCTCCTGAGCTTCTGCATCGCTCTTAGGTATACCTATTTGATCTATAAGATAATCTATAAGGCTTCTATAGGCGCTATAACGATAATAAGCCTGTGATATACCACATCCAACCCAATTATAGAATCCATATCCTAACTCAAGTCTATTAGTAGTTTTCATAGTTTAACCGTATTTCTCTTAGAGATAATATAACCCCTACCTTTACATCTAGTGCATTGTTTATTAGGAATATCTTTACACTTAGGACAAACAATTTTAACAAATGAGTTATCCATTAATTAAACCCAACTAAATACATATAAGCCATTATTATATACTATTATTGTTTTTTAATATTACTCATTTTCCCCAATATTGCTAAACCCCTTGCTATTACTAGGTTCTTTATTTGTAACTTCTTTACTGATCACAATAAATTCAGTGCTTTATAATATTCATTAGCGACCAGCGGGAGCTAATGACGACTACCCTTGCGCAGCAGGTAGTCAGTATCGTAGCGTAGCGGAGATTAAACTCTTCAAAATTTTAGTATATTTTTGAGAGGGGGTTCATACCCAACCCCAAATTCAACCCTCAGAAGTAGGCTGCTAAGCGTAATATTTAAACTCTCTATTATAATGATAATAGTAAGTATATGTTTAAATTGCTACTGCTAATGTTGCATCATCTTGAAATATGAATTTACCATTTTCTGTATCTATTAATGCTTGTTTGTTTAGCAATCTAGCATGATTATTATTGCATTGTTTTGATATAGTTGATCTTTTCAATCCTAATTCATAAGCAGCTATTTGTGCATTCTTGTATTTAATATTAGATTGTAGATTAATAATAGCTTTGCTTCTTGCATTACTAACAATTTCACTCCTTTGCTTAGTCAATTCACTGCTTCTGTGTTCCTGCATAAAATTATTAACTAGCTTATAGCCCTGCTTACCATAATTTTGTTGAATTAGTTCTTGTTCAATTTTAATTGCTTCATCTCTATTTTTGCAAACACAAATAATTTCAACGTTTACTTTATCAGCAAATAGATGTTTACGAGCTGCACATTTAACTACATCAGCATTTCTAGCCCATACATCAGTTTTAAGATTATTATTTTTAACGTACAAGTTCCACATAACTGATCTTTGTCTCTCACCAAATTGTGAAGCTCTTTCACGAGTTCCGCTACCGATATAAAACACTTCATTAATGATTACATTACGATGTTGATAAACAAGATATTCTTGATCTAGTATCTGTTGCATGATTAATTCCTTAACAAATAATATTTACATATAAATTATATCACATTATCAATTATAACACCTATAATATTATGTCCGTAAATAAGGAGTTTACAAATCTACAAATATATGATTGTAGATCAGATGTTTATGCTAATAATACGTCTGTAAAAATGGACACAAATAACTATAAAATAAAGTAATAATATGTTGACATTATGTATAATATAATGATATAATAATGCTATAAGAGATAAAAAAAGATCTCTAAAATTTTAAAGGAATACAAACATGAATACAATAATAGACTTAGACATAGACGATGAGCAGTACAATCAAATAGCATTAGAAGCTAAGCATATCTTAGCTGATGATGTGTTAAGCGAGCATGACTATAATTATGATTATGAGTTAATTTAAAGAGGTTTTGAAGATGATACATCAAATACTATTACCGCTAATCCGTTTTTTAAGTAGATTTGAATTTGACAAAAACTCTAAAATTGCATACTGTCTAGCTGTCTTATTTAACAGACATGCTATATTTGTGTTTAATGATAATAAAACTATCAGCTTGATAGAAAATCATTAATTTTAAAAGGATTTTAAAAGGAATTTACATCATGAAATTTTTAAGCAAAAACAATATTGAAGTTAATAAATTTAACGACTTTTTACAAGAACGATCATCTATTAATAACAATAAATTAATAGAAATAGCAACATCAGAAGTAGCATATAATTTCTATAGTCTTAGTTTTTATGTTGATAAAGTTACTAAAAAAGTATATCAATATTTAAATAAAGGCTTTAATCGTATTAATCAATCACGTATATTAATTGCTGATAATATTGATGAATTTTTGGAAAACAATTGCGAAATATATGCAAGTTTGAATATAGACTATTACAAGTTACGTTCTACTAGTTTGCAAGATATATTAAATGCTGTAATTCAGTTAAATGAACCTAAGCGATCAGAATTTAACTCAGAACTAAAATCTGATAAATTAAGAGAAGCACAAGAATTAGCAGAATATATCAATCATGAACTTGAAAAAATGAAAGATGAAAAAAGAGCTATGGCTGCTTATAACTGCGCAGAATCAGAAATTGAATCAATATCAGATACATTAATTGATCTGTCTAATATTGAGCAGCAGCGAATTACTGACGCGATTTATCGCAAATACGAAAAAATGTATAAAGTAGCTTAACTCTAGCACAAGCAGTATCAATCTATAGATAATACTGCTGATGGTAAAGTTAGCCTTTACTGCCGCATAGGCAGCTTAGGACACACACGCAGCTTAGAAAGTGGCTAACTTTACTATTATTATAACCCCCGCTGTGGCGGCTTAAAGGAATTGACAAAATGAGAATAATTAAAGCAGCACATGACGCAATTATTAATGCGACAGACGACACTCTGTCATTAATTGCATTAATTACAGATAAGCCAGTTAAAATAGATTATGCGCCAATAATTGGTAAATATATCTATATTGGCAATAAGCGGTATACGCAAAAAACTCTGCTATTGCCTGATTTTTTAGAAATTAATTATGAATGGATGTTAGAAAGTACAGATGATGTACGAAATGAATACAGTGGTGAACTTAGGGCGATATATATCGGTGCGAAACATACAGGTATTTTATTAAATTGGCGAAAAGATCATGGCTGGGTTAATTGTTATAGTAAAGGCAATTACGGTAATAAGTACGCTTGCGGCGGTACTTGGTCATCAGATAGTGATAGGTTTTATAACACCATTAAAGATGCAATCAAAGATCGTGATTATATAGTTAAAGGTATTTATAATCAAGATGCTGCTCTGAGAGAGGGGCAAGCATTATTAAACGCATTAGCCGAAATTGACGAATAAATGCAACGCTGAGTAAAACAAGGGTCTCAAATTCCCACATTTGACACTCAGCAGCATAGGCAGTTAGAAGTTATTCACCTAGCTGCCACCCTTTTAACTTTTTTTGAGGTGATATTATGAACGTAAAGACTAAACTTAATGAACTAGAACAGTTATGCAAAAGCACTTTATCCGATCACCTGATAAAGCAGCTTGATGGTAGGTTAGGTGGTTATGCGGTAGCAAAAGAGAATGATAATGGTGGAATACGTAAGGCATATATAGGAACTTATGCGGAAGTATATGCTTTTTTAGAGGGTGTGCAATTTGCACAAAGCGCAAGTAAATAATTAACTTTTTTTAGGAGTACGCAAATTATGAAAGTAAAAGATTTTAACCACAAATTAATAGATACAAAAGCATTTATACCTAACACGTCTTGTTTTGTACCAGATAGCATACGACGCAGGACAGCTTTGGAATCGGCTAATGCTTATAATTTTTACTTAGACGCAACAACTACAGGCGTTAAACTTGATATTCAGCCATGCTGCCAATTTGAGCTTAGTGATTATAACATTAACATATTAGCTAAAATAGCAGAACTGTATGCAGATTTGATACCTGCACGTGATAAATATAACAATACTATAAGTAGATAAATTTTTATAGGAGTACGCATTTTTAAAGGAGTACGTAAAAATGTTAGACAGTGAAATAGAGGGCATAATTGAGGCATGTGGACTATCGAAAGATATTATTTATGCGGTAGAGGATGTTATGGACGCTGAACGCTTTAGTACAGATATTAATAATATACATAATGCTTGGCAGAAATTGGCAATTGTGATTGATGACGAACAGATT